CCCAACCTACTATTCCCTTCATCCCAATATAGTGCATTAGAACCAGAAATATCTTTACTTCCAGTAAAGAATGCAATGTTTCCTATTGAACCTGTTGCTCCTGCATTACCACTACCACCACCAACAATACCTCCACCAACAATCATGTTCCCAGAAGCAGTAATATTTCCTTCACTGTCTACAAAAAGAGCGGGTGTTAAGACTGAACTAGTATCTGCGTTATAAGCATAAAGTGCGTTTGTTGAGTTGGCACCCGCAATATTGAAAAATGCGTAATCGTTTTGAGTATTTGATTGTATTCTAGTTGAGATTACTGACACTGGAATGTCATCATTGTCACTTCTGGTGAATCTATATGATGTCATTCGTTCTAAACTGTCACCAACACCTGCACTTCCACTTGTTCCATAGAAAACAGCGACATAAGCGGAACCAGAATTGGTTGAAATATGTGCACCAAGTTTGGTCAACCCTAGTTTAAACGCAGCATCTCTTAAATTATCTGTTAGATTTGTTTCCCAATACCCAAGAGAAGTTAGAATACCTATTTGGTCTGGACTTAAACTACCTGTTAATAGTGCGGCAAGGGTATCTGAGTCACCAGATGTCGTATCTGTTCTATATCTAGTAGGTGAGATGACCGTTTCAAAGTTTGAATCAAGTACTGTATAGGTTAATCCCGCTAGTCCGGCTGCCGTTTGATAGTCATCATACAATACTTTTCCATTTACGGTCAATAACATAGAAGATGAAACAGAACCTTGTGCATTTGTTACATTTCTACCCACACCTCTTGCATAAATGAACGCATTTCTTAAAATGGACCCTTTGTTGTGACCACCAAACAGGTTATTGATAGTCGCAGTTTTCATTACAGGACGATATGTAGACCCACTAAACGACCCAGAACGTATTAATATTCTATCTTGGTCAAAGATATGACCATCGGCACCATAATCTACAATACCAGCAGAACCACTTTCTGACCCCAACCAATCTCTAAAAAAATCACTTAAAAGAATGTTCTCTGCTTTTCCTACACCAGTACGTTGATGTAGTACATATCCGTATGTAGTTCCGTTGTACTGGTCAGTATTAGTTAGAATATCATAAGAACCAGTAAACGAACCACTAAATGAACCTTCAAAATCTGCCATTAGTCTCTATCTTCCAGTTGTTTTTCCAATTCTTCTATACGTGTGGTCAATTCTTTAACAGCATCTATCAAGACCGGAACCAATTTACCATAGGAAACTCCATATTGTGTTTCTTCACTACCATAGACCGCTTCTGGAACATATTGTAAGACTTCTTGAGCGGACAATCCTATGTGTAATTTAGTATCTTCCTTGTCTTTCCAAGTATATTTAATTGGATTTAGGTTATTTACTATAATTAGTCCCCCCGATACATAACTTTCTACATTCTTGAGTCTTATGTCGGAGGTAGCAACAAAGTCATCGGCACTACCGGAACCAATTAACAGTAAATTTCCACCTTTATTTAATGTCATTAAATCGGTACTTGAAGCGTCTTCCCATTGTAATTCTTCTGGTGTAGTACGATATACTTGTTGTATTCCTACTGTATTGTCATTGTCATAGAAATATATTCCGTGGGGTCCCGCATAACTACCACCCGAACCTAAATTTATTGTAGCGGAGGCAGCTTGTATTGATAATGTATCTGTTCCATCGTATTGTAGGGTTGATTCACCCTGTAAGGTATTACTAGTACCTGTTCCCGTAATTAAATAATTATTAGTATTACTGTTAATAGTGGTGCCTGTTCCACTACCCAATGCAACTGAATTATTACTCGCAATAACAGAACGAGGACCATCTCCACTATCAAAAAATATTCCACTACTGTTTAAAACAATAACCGGGGTCGCTTGTGATGCACTTACACTGGCAGTAAACCATGAAGTTAGTGGAGGATTGGATTGGTTTTCCTCTCCCTCAACTCTAGTTTCTAAAGTAACTGTAATACCATCACCTTCGGTCAATGAACTATAACTTGCCGTAAAGAATCCACTAGTCGTAGAAGCATTAACAAATATTGTTCCCAAATCTATGTTAGTATTGTTTGAACCTTGTGCTAGTTTTAAAGTAGGAGTCAATACACTAACATAATCACCCCCACTGGAAGGGTTTGTGGAATCTCTTATATCAGTTATAGACACATTAAATTCAATACTATCACCAACCGCGTGTTCTCCGGCGCCAAATGAACCAATAATAGTATCAAATGTAAAATCTGTACCTTCTCCGGCACCGGGGTCGTATTGAGCAACCTCTTCAGTATATCCACTATTCGTCATATACGATTTAGCAGGAGTAGAAGTACTAGCATTTGGTCCAATAGTAATATTTGCACTATCACCAACCGTCACATCACCTGCGAAATTACCGTCTTGTGCATATAAACTTCCACTAAAGTATCCGGCGGAAGCACTAACTACACCGTCAATATCTAATGTAGAACCATCCCAACGGAGGTGACCAACCGAACCACTTAATGCAAATTGTGGACCTCCTGCATGGAACGAACTAGAACCTAAGAAAATACCACCAGAATCAAACCCAATACCATCAAATTGACCAATAGATAGATATGGATTCTTTGTTCCACCCGCTAATGTCATATTTGATGGAGCATTACCATCAGCACCACCACCCTTTGCATTAATTCCAATGTTTAAAGTATTCCAGATAAAGGATTCTCTAAATACACCCAGTTTAGCGGCAATAAACCGTTCTTCTAAACCAAGGAATTCCCAAGCCGCTTGTTCTGGGCCGGAACCAGATACGGCAGTTACACTTCCAGTAGAAATGTGGGGAGGACCATAATCATATACACTACCAGATGATGGTGGAACAGATGTATGGGTTTTTAGTGCAGCATAATATGCGATAAAATGTTCATCATAATCGTCTGCATAATCTTCTAACGGATACCCATCAAATGTTGTGGGGTCGCCTGGGACTGAACCTGACGCGGCGGAATACGCAGGACTCCACCACAATACTAAGTCAGTTACTTTAGTATTTTCTCCCGCAGATTGGTAGAGATAATTTGCACTACCTGTCCATTCTCCACGAACAGACAGACCGGGACCAACATCACCAGAAATAACCGAAGTTATTGAGTGTGTTACAGGAATTGTTTCACTTGTACTTCCACAACTATCTTTATAAATGACCCCAACGTATACGTTAGATGGATTTAAATTAGAAGGAGTGCCCGGTGTTATTGTTCCATCACCATTATCTAGGGTGGGCCCACCAGTGTTTGTTTGTGTTAACGTATCATATTTAAATGTTTGGTTAGTAGAAAGACTTGCATCATATGTAAAATTTTGACCACTCTGAACAACCGTGATACTAAAATTATCTGGGGACTCTGCGGCACCACCACTCTGTGATACGGGTTGTGATGGCGGAACAGCACTAACAGTAGATGCAGGACACGGGTTTTCAACCACAACCTTTGTTAATGTGAAACTAACTGTTGCCGAACCAGTAGTACTGGCAACAGAACCAGTATATATAACATCTACATTTCCAATAAATTTAGTACTACCAGTTATTGCAATCTCATCTTTATCAACATAAACCACACCATTGCTATCAAACGTCATAGCGGACGGTGAAGCGGATTGTGATGGAATTCCATATACTCTGGTTATTACAAATTCACTAATGCCTGGGGTTGGGTCGTTGTAAGCTAATTGATTACTTCCTTCAAATCCTGTGATGGTGACCGGAGCAACTTCACCAGTTATGATATTGGCTGTATTAGAAGTAATTGAATCAGTAGATGGGTCTGCTATAAAATTGATTACTGGTACTTCATCACCCTTCTTAGATTTACTAAATGATTGTTTTTTGGTGAAATAGTATTCACTACCTGACATACTTGCAGTAATAGCATAAGTAATACTTGCATTGTCTGCTGTCATATCACTTGGGTCACCAACTCTAATATAGGGTGATACTGCAGTAAATGTTCCTACGTCTATTGAAGAAGATGTGATTACAGAAGCACTGAATTCACCGTGGGTAAGACCATCACTAGTAACATCTGGAGATAAATTAGTTGCTCCATACAACAACTCAATGTCAGTACCACCACCTGTGTATGAAATAACATCTCCGTTATTTTCTGCGGAAAATACGTGTGATTCATTTGATAAAATTACACTAAACCCGTCTGTTCCCGGCGTAACTCCATAAAATTGATTAGTATCAAAAGCGACACCATCACCAGATTCAGTAACGTGTACTTCAATTAACTGTGCTGTGTAGTCATCTTGGGTTGGGGTAACAAACGAAGCTGTAGCTGTTGATTCTGACCAGCCGGGGCCTGTAGTAGATAATAACGAACCAGTTCTGTAAAAATTAAATTCATAACTTCCACCTTCAAGATTTTGCGTGGTCGCAGATGCAGTTATTGATGTCGGTGATGGGTCAAAAGCAAATTCGTCATATACGACCGAATAGTCGGATAATGTTAGTTTTACAACTTTTGCGTCACTTCCACTAGCACCTGCAACACCGTCAGAAGCAGTTATCGGACTACTAAAGTTTATTTGAACTGGGTTATCACCGGCATATGGTCCATTATTGACCAGACGACCAATACTTACGGAATGACTAACACCTATGACAACATCAGTTGATGAAGCTTCTAGCGATTCATATGTGTAAACACCAAAATTATTGTCATCATAATAGATGGTAACATAACTACCAGTTTTAGCGTGACCAGTAATATATTCTTTGGTATTAGTTGGGCTTTCAAATATTGTAGTAGATGAAGAATTACTAGCCCCAAATCCAATATAATTAACATCTTGAAAATATGATGATGTGGTAGCCAACGATGCAAATTCAGTTTGAGTCGTATCCCACAATGCCCATTGATTGTCTGCAATGGTAGGTGATGTTATGGTACCGGGAGTTGTATCAAAAGAGTTCTGTGAATCTGAACGATATACAATCGGTGGGAGTGCGGGCGGTGTTGGAAATCCTTTACTAAATCTAAAGTATACATTGGTTCCGGCGTCGGTAGATATAGCATCAGTTCCGTCAGCTTCATCGCGAGAAACATATTCTACACCAACAACCACAGAACGATTATCATTTCGTGGAGCCGATTCCAATGAAGTTATTTTATACTGATACCAACGAGCACTGGAACTCCAGAAGGTTACATGGTCCCCAATTTCAAGTGTATCTAATAAAGAGGAATTATCTCTCGTAGGACTATTTGCATCTTGGATATCCCAATGTATATAAGCAACATTGTTTATAAGAGCAGTATGAGAATTAACCCCAGAACCATCATCTAGATTAGATGTTGAAAGAGAGTATTGCCCGGGTTGGAAAACTGTACCAGTAGTTTGTAAATCATCATAAAGTAATGAAGCGTTAGTAGAAAATAGAGTCTGTCCCTCTTTAGATTTACTAAACGATTGTTTTTTAGTGAAGTAATATTCACTACCCGACATACTTGCTGTAATTGCATAGGTAATACTGGCGTTATCCGCGGTCATATTACTTGGGTCTGGATACCTGAAGTATACTAGCGATGATGTGGTGGCCGGAGTACCAACTGTTATATTAGTTTGGTCAATAACAGAAGCACTAAATTCTCCGTGAACTAAACCATCTGACCCCGTGTCTGGAATTAGGTTGGTCGAACCATATAATACTTCAATGTCAGTACCACCACCTGTATATATTTCATTTTCTCCATTGAAATCGGTGGGAATGACATGAGAATCATTGGTTAATATTATAGTAAATCCATTTTCTCCAGGCACAACACCATATACATTGACACTATCTTCTACTTCATAATCGGTATCTAAACTTTCACTTACCTTAACTCTAATTAATTTAGGATTAAACACATCATTTGGCATACCAAAAGATTGTGTAAATTGACCAATACCTTCGGCAACTACCGTTTGTAGTTCTACGTCAGTCGAACCAGTAAACCAAGCGAAATATGCAGATTGAGATACTATATTTTGTACACTAGCAGTTGCCTCAATAGAAGATGGAGATGGGTCTTTACCAAACTCATTGTAAACTATTGAATAATCACTAACGTTTAATCTAACCGTTCTTGCATTTGAACCGGAGGCGCCCGTTTCTCCATCTTTACCATCTAAAGTAAGAACAAAAGTCTCCTGAGCCAGTTGTTTATAATCATCAATAGAATCAAACAATGAACTCGTGGCAAAAAATGAGAATCCAAGATTAAATACGTCTCCCCCCGCGGAAACATATTCGTCCGTAAAAGAAGCAGAAACATTATTTGAAGAAGATACAATTACTGAACCAGTTAAACCAAATTTACTTGGTGAAAACGATTCTCCAATTCTACCAAATCCATCAACTTTAGCATACAAATATTCAGCTTCACTTCCAGTTTTATACAACGAAGCGGTTATTTGAGATGGTGTGTCTGGGTCTATTCCACTGGAACCCGATAGCCAAGCAATTGGACCTTTAACTTCTAGTAGTGGTATTAGTGAATCAAGACCGTCCGTAACGTCTGTAATGTCAATTGTATCTAATACTGTTGACCCAGATTTAAATTGTAATACATCGTGACCAGTAATGTCAGCAGCACTAGCAGAATAGTTAGCAGAACCGCTTGCTCCCGGAACAGGTGCTCCTGAACTACTAAAAAATAACCCAAAGGTTGAACCCGAGTCGATGGGTGTGACGGTATCTGCTTCAGACAATTTAGTTATAAAGATTAGTTCAGTAGGAACCGTAACTCCATTGCCATCGGTTTTAAATGACCTACCGTTTTGGGGTTCAATATAATATCTACTTCCCCCATCCAAACCATCTGTACCATCATTTGTTTTACTAAAAGATTGTTTTAAAATAAATTTTCTATAATCACTAGAATAGGATGATGTATAGGCAGTAACTTCATAAGTTATAGAACCAGTTTTGGAACTTGGTTCCATAAAATCAATGTTACCAAAACTAACATAAGATGCAGTAGAGTTCAAAAATCCTATAGAACCAGTTTTTTGTGGTTGATTGACACTCTGTGATGTAATCACAGATGCAGAGAAGTATCCATCTGGTGGTGCAGAACCCGTCCACGGTAATAGATTAGTTCCACCATATAATACTTCAATGTCCGCACCACTACCACCCAATTCTATTGGTGTTCCGTCTGGTTGCGCGGGAATTGTGTGTGCTTCGTTAATTAATATAACAGTCCAACCATCTTTTCCTGGCGTTACACCAAAGAAATCGTCAGTATCAAAAGCAATTCCAGCTGCAGATTCAGTAACTTCTACTCTGATTAATTGTGAATCGTAATCATCAACTGGTGGTGCGACAAATGAATATGTGACCGGAGTTGTGGGGACGACGGCGAACGATGCCGATGTCGCAAAACTTCCAGTTCTAAAGAAACTATATGTTACTGGAGCTACTAGATTTTGTTGTTGAGCCGAAGCGGTGATGGAAGCCGGATTTGGGTTAGTTGCACCAGCACTATATACAATTGAATAGTCAGAAAGAGTTAACTTAACAGTTTTTGCGTCCGTTCCGGCCGAACCAGACGGTCCCTGTTCTCCCGGTGTTCCATCTACGGCATCTTTTACTCTATTAAATAACAGTTTATCAAAAATAATATCCCCACCGGCACTAGCACTAACTTTCAATAATATAGAACTAGTTGGGTCTGGATTTAATGAAGCTGTTTGTTCACCAAATGCTGTATGGTACAACTCAATATTTAGATTACCATTACTAGCAGAATAAAATTGTGTTTGTACGGGAACGTTATCGTCATCAACTAATGTAAATTGTGGAGTACTTGTTATATTAGTTAATACAACATCAACAGAGGCGGTTTGTTGAGCTGGAGTTGGGGTACCATCTGAACCAAATGAAAATACTTGTCGGTCAGAAATTAATCTTATTGATGACCCACCACCTTTTGGTGGAAGTTCTATCGGGTCACTAATAAATTCATCGGAAATATCACCGGCCCAACCAATAAATTCTATCTTAAAGATATATGTTGTTCCAGTTAATATTGTATCTTCTGCATACACCACGATTTCATCTGGGTTGTACCCATACTCAACCGCGGGTGTAATTACAAAGTTACTAAAGTTCCAGAAACCACTATCAACTATGAAACGAAGATAAGCAACACCATCTCGTCCAACTTCAAAATTAACTCTTCTCTCGTATAATCCCTTGTCATTGTTCTTTGTGTTAACTTCATCTACTAATAATCCGTATGTATTTTCTACGGGCCCCTGAGCGATAATCACGGATGAACTTGCTATTGAGGCAGCGTCACTACCAATTCGTGTTAGGTATGCCTTGACCGAACCTGTGTCTGTTGTAGAATATGTTGTACTACTTGAGACATAGGTTGGGTTGTATACGGCATCATACTTTAATGTATACTGAACACCTTGGTATAATTGATAGAACTCTTGTGTTCCAACGTAATATGGAACAGCACTTTCTGTGTGGTCAGCGTAAAATCCTTCTAGTATTTCAGTAGAAGAGGTGACCAGAGTTATTGGATTGGCAGATTGACTGTTTTCGTAATCGGTAATGTTGACCAGACCTGACTGCCAATGGTTTTGTAGTCGGTCATCGGTCAAGAATCTACCTACAGAAATATTTCCTGTGTTTGACCCAGTGACTAGAATATTTCTTTCGCCGGGATTAAACTCAGTTAATAGTTGGTATGCAGTAATCTCTGGATTTGCTTCTTTAGCACTAATCCTAACCTTAGCAATTTCACCAGTGTGTGTTTGTGTATAAGGAATTCTAAAGTTTAAAATAGAAGAATTATTAGCAGAAACGGTTAATGTTTCTGTTGGATACTCAAATATAACACTGGATGTAATTTCTTCTTCCAGTTTTCTTACAAGATTACCACCCAAGTCATCTGAGGTTACAACTCTGGAATATGAACCAGAACGGAGTATTGGATTTAAGTAATCATCACCATTACCAAACTTAATTGACTTTTCGGTGATTGCTAATGTTTCGTTTAAGGTTTTAAATAATGGTGTATATACACTAGCAGTTACATAATTTAAAACAATACTTTGTGAATCTGGAACTAATACTCCGGTATCGTATAAATTACGAATTTCTCTTTTATATATTGACCCAGTAAAGTATCCATCTATACTTACATCATCAAAAAATGGTGTTGCATTACCACTACTATCCAACATTGTGATAGCATAACCATCTGACCTGTGACCCTCAAAGTCATAGTCTAGTGATGCCGTGTATGTACTGCTGGTTACAAACGCATCGGTTCTGCTTGTTGTATTAAAGTCTGTTCTTGTGACCGAAAGACCATCTAAAATTTGAGCGGGGGTGTTTTGTAAAATTAATTTACTGGTGTTTCTTCTTGACGGGTCAATAGTAACATTAATTATTCTACGAACGAAACGGGGTTGAATAGAGTTGCCATTTAAATCTTCGGTAGCAACACCTACTAGAACAATTTGACCAGCACCCTTTGTTGTTTTTTGTGTAATTTCTATAGATACAAGGCGAGCATCACCTTCGGAATAATTACCAATAACATTAGAAAATATAGATTTACCGTATCTATCTAATACTTCCACTTGGATTGTAGAACCTTGTTGTAAAAACGAACTTCCACGAAGTAAAAATCCATTTTTACCGGCGTGAAGATTTGTATTTAATCCAGATACGCCAAAATATTTCTGTTGTGTGTCTTCTATAACACCCGTATAACTTAATAAATTAAGTTTCTGGGGGGTTCTTGGAGTTCTAGCCATACATACCCTAATTTGTCTGAATTCAGATTACTATTATAAGTATTCTCAATTCGTCGTATTTATATGACTGTAACCGTTGACCTTTTTGATTTCAATGATGTTGTCAACCATGTCGCGGATGTTATCTAGGTGGCTGATGACCACGACATAATCAAACTGAGCTTTCAATAAGTCAAACATTAATTGCATACCGTGGAGGTATTCACTATCAAGACTACCCATACCCTCATCAATGATAAGGAAGTTTGACTTGGGTAGATTTGAAGCCTTCAAAAGTGCAACACGGATTGCTAGACTACTAATGAATCTTTCCATTCCAGAACTATTCTCAAGAGGCCACGAACGTTCGTGGTCATACACGATACGACCACCAAAATTCTTACCATCAACATCAAGAGCGATAGAGAACGGAACAATCTGAGACAGAATGTTGTTAATCTCACCTTCAATTACTGGAATGGTTTTGGAGATAAGTTGATATGGGATGCCATCTTTACCAACTGCGTCCATATAATATCGGTATGCTTCAAACTCTTTCTCAATTTGTGCAATCTCGTTGAGTTGTTCCATAATGTTTGACCGACTTGACTCTTTTACTTTGACCGACGAGTGCAAATCCATCTTGTTATCATTCAAACTACTCAGTGTTGATTTTATTTTTTGTAATTCTTCTTTGTGGACCAGTATCTTTTCATCAACTTGTCTGTTTGTGACCAACGCAGAAGCATACTTGTCCAACTCTTCAAACTGAACTTCAACATTACTCAAGTCTGTATTCAGAGTATCAAGTTGATTCTTGGACTTGTCTATGTTATTTCTGGAACCTTGGAGGTCTACGTGTAATTTTTGGTAAATGTCAACCAGATTTTTAGCAGAAATAAACTTATCGTGGTCAGGCTTGAGTGTATCCATCTCAAGTTTAATGATTGTTATCTGTTCTGCTAGTTCACTTGACTTGTCAGTTAGTTCATTAATCTGATTGGTAATCTCTGCAATTCTCTCTAACTTAGACTTGTTGTTCTCAACACACACTTCACAATCTGGATTGTAGTTAAATGTTGATAGTTGTTCAATTGTTTGGTGTTTACTATCAATATTTGTTGAAGCAAGTGTGTAAGTTTGTTCAAGTTTTGATAAATTTCGTTCAAGTTCTTGATATTTTTTGTAATTTCGTTCTAATTCTGTCAAATTGACATCATTTAGTTTTTCTTTTACAGAAGTAAATTGAGCATCAATATCTTTTTCTTCTTGTTCAAGTATGACCAAGTTTGCTGTTAACACATCAATTTTCTTGACTAATGATGCTTGGTTGCTAACTAGGACTTCTTTACTGGGAACATTACTGGGAACAGGTAGTTTTTGTGTATTTAGTTGTTCAATTTCTACAGAATGTTGGTCGGCACTTAATCCAGCGGCATCAATGTTACTTTGAACCTCTAGTAATTGTAGATTTAGTTCTTCAATGTCATTTTGTAGTTGAACCAGTTGGTCTGTGAAGTCTTCACGACTAAACTTTTTTAATACTCCTTGTAACTGCTTACTTTCTTCGTTTGCTACTCGTTCTAGCAACTCAAACACAATCAGTCCCATAAACTGATTGAGTAGGACTTTTCGTTCACTATTTGACTTATCAATGAACAATGAGTTGCCTGTTTGACCAGATAGTGTGGTCAGAATAAAATCTTCGTAAGTTCCAACGATTCCACGGATATTTGCGTTGGTTGAGAACCTATCTTCACCATTTAGTATGGTTTGTGTTCCATCATCGTTCTCTTTCCAGAATTTTACATCAACTCTTACGGCACCTTTCTTGTTTTTCTTACCTTTTCGGTTAATTACATAGATTGTTCCGTTGACCTCAAACTTTAACTCACATTCAAAGGTTTTCTTGCGGATATTCATAATGTGGTCACCACGATACGCTCTTGGTGTCTTGTCAAAGAGTGCATAGATGAGTGCTTCCATAGATGAACTCTTACCACTAGCGTTTGGTGCAAATATTCCGTATGTTCCTTTCATATTAGTAAAGTCTACAAAGTTATCTTCACCATACGAAAATAAGTTAGAGAAACTGAATGTGAGTGGTTTCCAATGAATATTTCTGGATTGGTCTATGTTTGATATAAGACCATTCATCTTTCTGTTGATTGACCGACATTGCTCAATCAATTCTGGTGATGCGATTGGATGATTTGTCTCAATCCACTCACTAATGAACTGATTTTGGACATTTATGTCACTCAGGTCACCAATATCAATAGAAAGTGGTCCTCGTTGACCAGTTTGGCTATTATTTCTGCTTGGATTGACCGAAACATCAACAATTTTGTATTTTTTCTTGATGACCGAGATGATTTTCTTCAATTTTGTGTTCTCAACCGAAGAAAATATTCTAAGACGAAGGTTTTTCGGTAAATTATCGGGAACTGAGAACTTATTTAGGTCTTGTTGGTCAATATCAAAGGTTACATAACCAGTATCGTTCTGTAATTGCACAAACTCAAACTTTCTCTTTGGAATATCCCATATAACATACCCGTGACCATCTAATGTTTCGCCGTGGTTTTGTTGGATAAGAGAACTGGCATAAACCACAACAGGTTTGCCCGAAGTCTTGTTTCTTGTTTGCAATACTTGGTGTTTGTGAATGTCACCCAACATTACAATGTCTAGTCCGTCAAAACGACTTACCTCAACGTGCCTTGAGCTGATTGTGTAGTTTGTATCGGTCTTTGCACCATAAACTGGTCCGTGATATAGACCAATGTTGGTTTTTCCTGTCATAGTTGACACATCCGGCCAATCTTCGGGGTCACCAATGACCGAAAAGAGTGCGAATTGTGTGTCAGCCATCTCGTAGATACCACTTTCTGTTAGATAGAACAAGTTTGAGTGGTCAATATTCTTTACGATAGGGTAAAGACTATTCATTCGGTGAGGATTTGACAAATTTAAGTCGTGGTTACCATCAAAGATAATGGTTGGTGCGATTTGTGCTAACTTTTTTAGAAAATCTGAAGCTAGGTCAATCATTTCTGGTGACATATCCAACTTGGCGTGTAAGATATCACCAGCAACAACGATTGCACTATTGGTCAGGTCAAGTTTCTTTAGTTCTTTGTAAAGTTTATCAAAGGCGTCTCTATATTCTCCGTGTCGTTGGAACAAACGGATGTGAATGTCGGCCATATGAACTACTTTTTCTAGCTTATCAAATCCTACGAATAGTTTTTTCATAAATTATACCATTTTTAATTTCGTTCCGACCAAATCAGTGAAACTGCTGTTCACTGCGTTCTGAATGTTGACCCAAGACTCTTCAAATCCCATATCACTTGGGTCTTTTCCGGTTGGAACTACTAATTTAACATTTACATTAACAGATTTCAAGTATTTCTCAATCCATAACGCTTCTGACCGTGCATCGTGGTCTAACATTACATAAACCATTGGTGGTTTGTGTTCAACCAACCTCTGTCTCAACTTATCTGACATAACTTTTCCTAACAACGGAACACAATTTCTACGAACTGCGATTGCATCAAACATTCCTTCTACCAGAACAACAGGCATTCTCCAATTGATTAGATTTTCAAAGATAATATTGTTTCTGGACGCTGGTGGGTTCTTGTATTTCATACCCTCGTCGTAATATGTTCTGGATACAAAATAATTAAGTTGCATATTCCTGTCAAACGATGGAATAATGATGCGATTCTTGTATTTTCCGTCGTCACAATACCCAATCTGGTATCGGTAGATATCGTCTGTGGTGACGCCTCTAGACTTGAGGAACCGGATGGCGTTCATATACTCGTATGTCTTTTCCGTGACCCTCCAGAGGGGTTTATACTCCCTTGGCAGGGTTATCTTGACCTTGTATTCCTCTGGGTTTTCTTTGGGGTTATAGGACGATTCTAGGTCGCCTAGGATAGACTTGATTTCTTTTTTGGAATACCCCAACTTGTAGAGCAATGAGGAGATTTTCTTTCCGCTCTCGTCACAAACCCAGCACTTCCAATACCCCGAACGTTTACCGAAGTTAATGGAAAGTTTTGGTTTGTGGTGATAGCAAAAAGGACAATGGAACAGACGTTCATCACTGGAGGTCTTTCTTGATGTTCCAAGTATGTCTTCTAAAGAAAAAAGTATATTATCCATATATGGAATATAGTATCATTCACCACATTTGTCAAGTAACTCAAACAAATGTTCTGCTTCAAATGCTACATATAATTTAGAACGATTTCGTTTGAAAAACAAGAGGGGATTGGAATCTTCCCTAGAATTTTCGGCAGCTTGGTCTAATGCTGACCAGATGTTGAGCTTTTCTACATTCTTAGCTTCCACCGAATATGGAAATAAATTACGGGCGGCCGGGGAAAGTTTAATGTCCTCTCCCGACTCGCCCATAATTGCAGTCTTTACATCGTCTGGATGTAATTGTGGAAAATTTTCTAGTATTAATTCGCGTATTTGGTTTTGTAACCGGCGACCTTTGGCTTTTGCGCTACTTGGCCTCATATAACCTCACTTATTTATTTTGACTTGTTGACTACGCCTGGCAAATTAGGATTTCTATCTACGTATTTATTTTCTCTGTTGTATTCTGTGTATCTAGAATCAACTTTTTCTAATTCTACAACGTATTGACCTCTCATTACACCATCATTAAACTCCGTAGCAGCTTCACCACTCTCTTTTTTGTCTAAGAGATTTGGAATAAATCCTCTTGAATATGTTTTATTAACATCAAAGTGATTAACCGCAACAGAAGCATCACCTTCGGCCTGTAGTCTTGCTTTATCAACTCCGTCGGCAGTTGAAGTTTCATACAAATTTAAAAGATCTGACATTTTATTTCTCCACTATTCATCAAACTTAATTATAAAAGTTTGGTCAGTATATTTTGTTCTTGTTAAAGGACCAGATAATTTGGCTGTTGCAAGTAACTCATTTTGGTCATTATATAATCCAATGGATGTAATATAAGGATTAGCTGACCCACTATATATGTAATCATTATATGTTTGAGTGGAACCAGAAATAATTTCATACGCGGTTGGATTGTATGTTGAATTATATTCACTTGGTTCTATTTTACAAACTACTGTATGTTCATAAATAGTCAGGGTGGAGTTAAAAGTGGTTGTAACCACACCACCATTTTGTATTCCCATACCAGACCCAGAGATAAAATTGCCAACAGTACCACTATCTCGTTGAACACAAGCTAGTCCATTTTCATAAAATATTCTACCAATTGTAGCACCAGAACCATTTAGTTTTAGATTACCTTGAGTATCATCTTGAATATAATCACTATCACCATTTATATCAATTCTAAAACTACCTTCTTCTATCCTTTCACCAAAATACAATGAACCAACGTTCCAAACAAACATTGATTGAGAAGGATAGAAATCATAAATGTCTACTTCAAAAAATAAATTCTTAACAGAATAAAACAGAGGATATGCATAAGAACCACTATTGGTTTGTGGTCCTAAATCATTAGTTGACGTTGGATAACTTGAATATACAGTAGTTGGATCAATAGCTAAATTGATATTAAACCCATCAATTAAACTAGAACCAGAAGTCCATTCAAATGTAAAAGGGGTATTAACTGATATTTGTTCTTTAGTGTGGCCTCCGCCAATTTTCTTGAAGACCGTCATTTAAAACTCCTCTAATAATCCAACCTTACACGAATCAATGCTTCTTTTGTCAGTGATTTTTCTAATGGACGACTTAATTTAGATACGGCCAATAATTCATTTTGTGTATTGTATAAACCAACGGTAGTTATATAAGTTTTTGGATCATATTCAAATTCTTCAATTTGAACTGTATCATTTTCACTAATCCACGTTGGATTATTAGAAATCGTTGCGTCAGTATTTCTTAACCTAATAAAGAAATGTTGTGAAGAAATTATTTCGGCTGACCTTGCTTGGAAGTCTGCACCGAGAACTATAGCACGATGTAATCCGTGCCAGTTAAATTGGTCTGAGTAAACACCACTAGTACCCACTAATGAACCCGTAAATGGTTCTAATGGAGCAATTGTATCAGCAATGGTAGTAAATGCTGTAGCTGACCCTGTATTTTCTTGTCCAGCGGTTACATCTCCCGGCCCACCTGTTACTCTATCAGTAAAACCAACGGTATCACTAATAGCACTTGGGTTAAGAATCATAATTCCTTTGAGTGGATATAATGTTCCATATGACTCACCATTTGAAGCAGTAGTACTGTATATAGTTGATCCAGCAGAAGAAATTGAACCAGAAACAATGTTGAATGTATTACCACTTCTAGCGGATTCTAATGTATTTCCTAGTGTCGCGTTACTATCATCAATAAACGTAAATTTACCATTAGAACCAGATAGAGTTAAAACAAAATTACCGGGGTCAACCATATTTCTATATCTAGCTCTAGCAATTGATATAGCATAAATGTCTTCAGAAGTGGTTGAACCACTGAATTGGAATAAAGCGGTTTCGGGATCATCTAATAACAAACTTTTAAATTGATAATAAACAGCTTGTGTAGATCTAGTAGATGTATCACTTTGAGCTAATGTTGGTGAACCAGAACCGTAAGCGTGACCATATGCTATTGAATATTGAACTTCTGCGGTTGAGTCAGATGCTGGATTTTTGTCATATACATCTAAAAAATAGTTCGCGGCAGCTTTTCCCAATTGTGTTGTTGATGTAAAAAAACTAGACAGTGACCCTGTATTTCCAGACCACATTCCCGTTGTTACTTCTACATCTCTGGTTATTATATCGTTGGTATCACCCGAAGCATCATTAAATGGGTGAAAAATTGAATCTCCATGTGGCATATTTATTTACCTCTTATTAAGCTGGATTAATTGTTATGGTTAAGGTTTTTGTAACACCAGTTTCAACTCCAGTTATTCTAACTTTTGTAGTTGTTTGGCTATTAACACCGAGTTTTGCTTCTATTGCAAAACCTGCACCAGCCGTTAGTGTTTTAACCTGAGTAGTTGAGTAGTTTCTTAGTGTGCTAACAGGAGTAGGGCCTGATGTGGTCGTAGTTACGTCCACTGAAGTATCTACAGACTCCAGTGTTGCAACGGACGTTGGAAAAGCTACGACCCCAAGTGGCTCCCCACCTAGACCAACCAAAGTCGCAATGTTTTCATTAAATAGTGTAATTACATAATCTTCTGAGCCGTCAAGGTTGGCTGTTGATGGACGAATTTCAGCGCTAACATAATCCGCCAACTCGGCTTCGGCTCGAGCGGCGGTTGTTGCAAACGATTTTAATGATGATATCGTATAGTTTCCGGTGTCAGGATCCTGACCCTGAATAGAAATTTTCGGTAAGGTAACGTCTTTGGTAGTACCAGACCTTAATTTATAACGAAGTGCTTGTGATTCATCTGGAATGGCTTCTAGAACTGGCATACTCTCAATAATATTTGAATAGTAGTCTGTTCCCAATGGGTGAGCAGTATTGTATAAACTATAATCAATTTCATCGTCAGAAACCGCCCATTTGGTAATTGTAAATTGGCCTTGACTTAAGCGTTCTCTTCCTAGTTTTGTAAGAACGGCGTCAACTGTAATTACGGTATTATCTAAATATGCCATACTCAAATCTCCTAAGTTGTTCTAATATAAGTATTATGTATTACTACTTTAATCACAGTCAGCACAAGGTTGTGGTGTTCCGACTGTTAGTGTATTTGTTTCACTCTCAAATATTTCATATGGAAAAGTATTAGATCCATATGGACCGGGAATAGCTGTACTAACAGTATTTGTTGTTCCTAAATATGTTCTTCTAAGACCACCAAAGGTTTTGTCCCTACATAATTCAAAATGTATATGACCGGGGAACTCATTTCTATATCCAATTGGGACAACTCCATAAGGAGTTGTTAAGTCTGTCAACACACTAACTTTATAATATTCGATAGAACTACCCGTGACAAATTCTGGGTCGGCTCCCCAATTGGTATCTCCCGGTTTTAATCCAAGATATTTTGTTTTGCCTGGTTCTTGATAAGAACCCGTTACTAAAATAGCCCTGACAGCTTTTTGATAAACTTGTCGTATTTGTGGAACGACTCTCCAAAGATTTTGTTCTTCGACCGGAGAATACAATGTTTCTGTTGCGGTTTGTTTGTAGAAGGCATATTCTGTTCCTTCATAAGTAACAATGTCTCCCCTAATATATGTTTCACCACTAGTCCAAGTTCCTCTATCTCTAGGACCACCACCCTGTTGAACAAATGTCATAGAACCTTGTGTATAGTTTGGAACAGTTCTATTAGTATTAACATAATACAAACCTGCGCCATTTGTAAAATATGAATTAGCGGCAGTTAGTCCAGAAAATCTGCCATTTGGAATACTCCACAAATCACATTTTGGTCCGTATCCAATTAAACTAGATTCAATTTCTGCAGATAGATTTTCAGTTGACCTATTAAATATTATTCCCTCTAGTGCACCGAATGAACTGGTATTTCCTAATGTTTCAGAAGAAATAAACGCGTTTTGACCAAAAACATTTATTTGACTTTCTAAAAAGTCATATTGAGCAGTTAGTGATGAATAATCAGTTGTAACAATGGTAGAGGACCAATCATTTAAAGTTATTGAAGAGTCGTTATTACCAAATGTTGTATATATTTCTGTAGACAATAATTCTTCTGCTGGTTTCCCTGAGAGTGCATTTAGATTTACATCAAATGAATATACTGCATCACGTTCAAAATCTAATGACCTTCTGGACGTTTCACCACTAAACTTAATGTTTTCTTTGTTGTTGACCTTTGTTCTATTCAAGATATTTGGTCTAATAACAATTCCTTTTCTCAACTTTGACCTAGCAGGCAAGAATTGTTCTATTGACTCATAGAAATTATTTAAGAACTTATCAAAGAATCTAACAAAACCATTGTGATTTATGGTTGGTGCTAATTCTCTAATAAATACAGTTTCTAATGCATCTAATCCAGAATAACTTTCTCTATTTGTATCTCTTGGGTCACCCAAATATTGACCAAGTTGTATATTACCAAACGAACGAATAATTTCTCTGTCAACTGCGTCCACAGGTGATATAGAAATATCCAATTCGTTTGTAGCTACACTACTAGTCAGGAATTTTTCATACACACCAACCGTTGTGTCTGTGCTACTTAATGACATTGTTGCTGGGGGATCGGGTGCAATTCTAATCATATCTGTAGTATCTGATGCAAAATAAGAATTTTGTGTTACAGATCTGATTATTCTTGATGTATTATATAATGGTGAAGTTCCCACTGGGAACTCTCCGGCTGTTATATTGGTCAAATCTAACGCAACTGATTTACTTACATAAGGACTTGTATTTGGAATGGAACCAGTTGTATTAACATCCGTTGGTAAGTTAAATGATAGTCTAACATATAAGTCTTCTAGAGAAGATGTATAAGTATTACCGGCATACATACCGGGGTTTTCTGCAAACTCAATAAACTTAGCTTCTGTTATTGTGTCTCCCCACATTCTAAACTCGTCAAGAGAAGCACTTGTGTATTCAGCACCACTAGCAGAAGCGGCGGGAATACCGATATACAGTTCTTCTAACCCCGACCAATCAGCACTCATACTCATTTGAGTTTCTTGTAATGATTGTGTGAAGGTTGTGTCCTCGTTTTCTATTTTTCTAATGTCAAGTATAGCACCAGCACTATCATATTTTAATTGCAGTGAGACATAGTTTGCGTCAAACAAATCAAAATAACTACTGGTGACCAATGCAACCGATGCAGACATAAGGTCAATCCTACCTGTGTTGGCATAGTAGGTATTTGTAGAACCGTCTGGATGATATGTTGCTTGAATTGTGTAATCATTATCAAATCTAAATACAGGTTGTGTTCTGTCGTCTATTAAAGCAAAAGTAGATTGTATTGTTTGTGGTTCTCTCAAACTTGAGCTAAATGGAACAACTAGATATGAACCACTTGGAACATTTAAAACAAAATCTTGTTCAGTTGTAGTTACTTTCTTTGGTTCTAAACTTGTGTATCTGCCTGATATATTTTCTTTTATTGTAATTAAATCTGGATTGATTCCAAATACGTTTAACAACGAATGAACGGATTGTTTTGTTCCCTTAGTTCTTAGTAGGAATGGTAGTGCGTGTAAATATCTCTTATAATATTCATTAGCGATATCTTTGTATGGGTCATTTGTATTATTACCCGTTACATAATTTATCAGCTTTTCTACACTGGCAATACTTGGAGCGCTAATTCCAAATGACTCAAGAACCTTCTTAGCCATATCACCAGAAATTTCTTCGTCAACCTTGGGGTATCTAGAAGATATATTTTCTAAGTTTGTAATATATGTTTTTACATTATCAAACTGGTGACCAATCATTTCTGTAAAGGTTACAAAATCACCAGAGAACTCATCTTCTTGAATATACGTTGGAACATTTTTACTTAGTATATTTTGATTGTCATTATCATAATCAGTAGCAATCACACTCATTGATGTGTACCAAGCAGATGAGGAATCATGTGTAGTTGCTAATGGAATTCCTAATATTTTTGGATAGGTGTAGTCATCTGTTTGATATTGTGTTGTATTATAGTATTCACCATTTGATGCAGTATATTCTAGTCCTGTTCTAAACCACAATTCTTTTTCATATCCATCAAAACTACGCATCAACTCTTGTATCTTAATAGATGTATTAATTGAACTGTTAATGGCCGTTTCATCTACAGTATTGCCATTGTAAAGAACATCATAAAGATTAGAAGAACCAGTTAATTCTAAACTAGCACTACCAACCGAATCAATTGAAAGAGTTCCAAAAACTGTTTCATAGCTTCCAGTATCGGCAGCGGATGCAGAAATATTAAGATTTTCAATGTATATTGGAGCGTCTAAAACATAATTCTCTATTTGTTCTAATTTAGCTTTAAATACATCCAAACGTTTTTGTGCCGACCCAAATGTAACAAAATTTTCAAAATTAGAATAGTCTACATTTATATCAAATCCTGAGTTATTATTATACAAACTTTCTAATATATTATTTGTCACATAATTTCTATATTCGCTTATTCCTTGCAAGGTTCCTTCACCACCAGCAATATTTGGAATGAGTTCTTCTAAGGTAGCGGTTACCCTAGACAAATTGCCAATAGAAACATTTTGAGCGGGTCTTAATTGTGGAACCAGTAATTCTTCAATAGTCAAAAAGTGTAATTTTTCATATACACTACTTAACATTTCTCTAGAAATAAATGCACTTGTATCTATAGGATACTCTGTTGTATCTAATGGTTCTAATAATTTTAATGCAATTTCTGGATATCCTGTAATTGTTCCATCTTCATCATATTCAACCTCACCTACAGATTTCCAATTTAAAATTGGAACCTGTCTATCATTACGAAGATTGAGTAATGTTTTGGCAACACGCATATCATCGTAATAGTCATCGAATTCCGGTCTGAATTTGGTGAGAATTAATTCTTTTAAAATACTCTTAAGAGGAACAGTTACGTGTTCTTCTACTGTAATTTCAAAATCAAAAGATACAAGGGTTCCCGATTGACCATTTATTGTTGTGCTTATAGGACCACCACCGCCGCTAGTATTTCCGCCGCTAGTATTTCCGCCGCTAGTATTTCCAGTGCCAGTATTTCCGGTACCAGTTCTTCTGCCGCTTTCTAAATCGCCGCCATTTTCATTTTGTTCGTCACGATGTTGTGGCATTATGTAAACTCTGGGTTAAAAGGCTCGGTTAATATACGTTTCGTCGATGTCACCGCTTGGAGACAAATCAATTAATGTAATTCTATCATCACCTAATGTTTTTATATCTGGGTTGGTTACTGATATTGACCTAAATTCATAAACATCTTGTAAAGTTGTAGTGTATGGAGTTAGACCGATTCGAACCAAATTTGCACCTGTACTTACTCTTTCTGTGGTTAACAAAATAGGAGAACTGGGATTGTCTATTCCATCTTCATATATTGAAGTAACATCATTTGGTATCGTATACCAACTTGGTTGGTCGGAACCATTAACTTGTCTGTATTGTAAATATGTATCTTTTGAATCACCTTCAGTTGGGTTATCTACATCAAACTCAAGAACAAAACTAATACTGCCCGAAGCTGGACCATCAAACAATACCTCTCTAACTCTTAAGGCCAAAGGTATAGACTCTCCCGCTTCTAAAGGTTGACCATCATCATTAAGATAAAAAGGAATGGGTCTGGTAGCAATAATGTCAACCACACGAGGAGGTTGTGCTGTATTTAATGTAAATAGTTGACTTGGATTGAATGGTGGGTCAGTTGGTGGTGGGTCAGTTGGTGTTTGTTTTTGTAAGTTAAACACGGTCTGTTGTGTGTCTAATTGTGAAGATACTGGGTTTCCGTAATCATCAAACAATTGCTCTCCCAGTTCATCACTCAAATATGCATAATGAGTCAATGTTAATCTTCCGGTGTTACCAACACCCATCTCCCCGCGTATTTCTACTGGTATGTTTGGTGAGAACGGACCAAACGTTTTTGTTCCGGTTGTACTCTGTGGGTCAGGCTTTAGACCACCTATTGTTAAACCATCTATATTAACATTAACTCCCGAAGCATTTATATAGAATGCATAAATTTCATCTTCTCGTAAACTGGCACCAAAGGTGTCGCCTGAGGAGGGGTCGAATTTATATACCAATACTCCAACCTCTGGTATATCTATCTGTCCATTTTCTAATACATTTATATCTTCTGAAAATGTTTGTTGACCATTGACTGTCATTCTGGTCATATATTCTTGTCTTTCCTCAACAAACTGCCCACTAATTAATTTAAATGGCAACGAAGTATCAGTCTCTAATCCATTAAGACTACTTTTAAAATATATTTCATATTCATCATCAACATCACTTCCAAACCCAGTTCTTTCAAATTCAATAAAAAAGGTATTTGGTCTGTTGTCATCAATAAATCCTTTTACTAAAGGTTGGGTTCTAAATACACCAACATCAAGAGGGTTTTTTCGTACTCCAAATAAATTATTAGATTTTTCTGGAAAATCTACTACTTCACCATCTTTTAAAAGATTCACCTCTAAAGTAACTCTAGATACAGACATATTTTCAAAAGACAATACACTATTTTTTAATCTAAATCCATATTGACCAGTTGATAAACCGTTTAGTATAAAATTTCTTAAAAACTTATTTGATTGTACAGTTCCATCTAAAGATTGTAATACATTTTTGTTTATACGAATTCTGAAATTATATCTGTCATTACTAAAATCACGGTAATCTATTTCTGTATTATTTATTTCTTCCCAATCGCCATCTTGATTTTGAGATTCAAAAAATATTTCGAATAGTGTGCCATCTCCGGTTTCGTTAGTTTTAGCAGGAAATTTTATTTTTATGTCAGGTTCATTGTCCAATTCAATACGATATCGTTGAATTACGTCTTCATCACCGTCTTCAGTTGGAAGATGACCGTTAGTATACGTTCTCGAAAACTTAGTAGGCTCAGTTAGTAAGGTAGTTATCTTGTCGTTATTATTAACTGTTGCATAAAATTTTACTGGCATTTTTTCACTCGTTAATTATAAATGGAATTTGACCTGATGCGTTCAACCTTAGCTTTACTTCATGATCACCCACAACCGAATCTAATATTTCATCCAATTGTTTTTCAAATCTATCTTGTTGTATTCTGTATCTGGCGCCGCCGGAGAGATTTGAACTTTTTTCTGTAGCCATCCAATCACTTATATCATACGCTACAGTTTTTAATATATGTATGACATCATTTTCAAAATCATTATAACTATAACTGTTCTCTATAAAATCTGTTTGAGTCTGTGTTAGTTTGTCTTCTACATCGTGATACATCGAATCTAAAGTATCGTCATCTTGTGGATTTATATTTTCTAATAAAATTTCACGAAAATCATTAAAATATATAGAACTAGTAGTAAACTGTTCATAGTCTCTAGTAATTTTATCGTCAAAATTTACAACTCCTGACCCATCTGTTTCTGGAGCGGCGTGAAGCACAATTTCTGTTCTTGATGGAGATACAGATTTTATTCTCCAATTAATATCTTCATATGTTCCAACTTCATCTGCAAAAAAGTTTATAACAACATCATAAAATCCAGACTGTAATTCACTAAGGTAGTTATCTTGTATATTAATTGGTAATTGTCCGTCTTGATTCCACAAAAATAATTCAAAATTTAACATCTTATCTGTTTCGTCTACATCTGTTAATTTTATAAACGACCCACTTCCCTCTGATATACCTGAATTAAACGGTATTGCTGCAGAGTACACAAGAGTTTCTGTATTGGGCACATAAAAATGCATTTCAATAAATTCTCTAGGTCTATCTACTCCAAAATAAAAATTAGATTCATCTCTAGAAATTATATACTGGGGGTCCGTGAGTACACGTTGGATTTTTTCTCCTATTTGTATTCTTGGGTCACCAATATTTTGTTTATAATTTGCAGAAGTAAGCATTAAAATTCCTCAAATTCTGTATTATAGATTTCATTAAAATTTCTTTGAATTATTTCAAATGTATTAGTTCTTAATTTTATCAATTGTGGTTCAAGATAATTTTGTTTTACCCTTTTAACTACAATTCTTTTTACCTCACTTGGATATACAGCCAATTCTGGTAAGGTTGATTCTGTAGATATTGGTTCTAAATTACTAGTGACTCTAGCAACAAATGTTCTTCCATTTAAATTACTCATACAACTTTAAACCTAAATGGTTTTGTTATCATTGTTTCACTACCTAAAGTAACCTTTAACTTTAAGTCGTAATGTCTGTTCTTGTATAATGGTGTTGTATCAACTAAGACATATGACGCAACAGTATCACAATCAACGTGCGAGTATTGGTCAAATGGAACAACCGTTGTTCCTGACCCAGCGTCAACAATACTAAATTGTGAACCAGATGGTAGATAATATTTGTTACTGAATCTGGAAGTATTTGTGTATGTTTTAGCAGGATACTTGTCTCTTACTGTAAAGTATAGTTTTGATTTGTCACCTTTTGTGTATTCTGACTTTAAGTTCTTTGGTGCTAACTCAATGTCAAAATTTGATAGTTGTGACAACGAACCAGTTGTAAATGTTTGGTTTAACCAAGCAAGTTCTAGTCGTGGTTCGTGTACTGTGTGTGTTTGTCTTGAGAAGAATCTAATGTTGCCTTCGTTGTTGTCATCTTCCTCCGAACTACCCGTAAAGAATAAAATTAGTCCATAGTTGTCGGTCAGTGATGACCCAGAAATCATTGGAGCAATCAAATCTGTTACATTTATTCTTAGTTCATCATTGGTTAAATCGGTTACGGATTGACTGACCACGATGTCGGTTAGGTAGTCACTTCCACTAGCGTTCCAGTATGACCCACTTGTTTTTGTTCTCCAAGTCACACCATCATCAGAAACGAATGGTGTTTGCATTGTATATCCAGAACCCTCGTTCCAAGAACTTGATACTTGACAGATATACACTAACTCATCTTGACGAAGTTTTTCTGAGTGTGCAACGGTCAAGTTAAGAAAGACCACAGATGTTGTAGGCGCTCCCTGTAAGTCGGTCAAATCAAATTGTATTAACGAACGGACAGCGCCATTAGTGTATTGTCTGTCATTTCTTAACTTACCGACTTCTAGTATCTCATCGTATCCCGTATTTAAGGTATTGAATACTTCATAGATAGTAGCGTCCTTGGTTGGTTCTAAATATACTCTACTCATTGTAGTGCCGTCCCTACGATATCGTTTTGTGGGTAACGTAACTCAAATATACACGGGTCTGCGGATGGGTATATGATGTTGTTACTTCTATTTCCACCATTTACTAAAACATTGTATTGATATGGAGCATAATCGTTGCCATCACGTTGTTGGTATTTGTTTACAATATCAATATTTGCTATTGACTGAACACCTTCAACATCACAGGCTAAAATTGCTACCAAATCATCTATTATAATTGGTTGGTTAATATTCCAATTATCAATATTAAAATATTGAGCTATAGCATCAGAACATCTTGCTAAAACTTCATATGAATTATACCCTTTATAAACCACAATAGTGTAATTTACTCCAATGGAAACTCTAAATGCATCTAGAATATTAATTCTATCGGTCATCATTCTATAACCTTGTAAAAATCTTTTTACATTTATTTTTACATCACTATTCAAACTAGTTAATCTTCTATCACTATCATAACCCAACATATATAAATTTACATTATTATTTACAGGACTGTCATCTACATATATAACATCGTTATCTATACCACCATCTTCACCTTCATTATCTTGATACTTTTCTATATCACTGATGCCGGCATCTTTTATAGCAAATACTTTAGCCACCGCTCCATACTTAGAAGGCATTGACAATATACGTTTTTCATAATCTTGACTTGTTACGACCCTTCCTTGTGCATTTACAAACCCAATAGCAGCTTGTCTTAATTGTTCTGTTGTTGGACTACCAAGGCCGCCAGTTGCAGGTTCTTGATTAATTACTGTAATACTAGAAACCATTGTATTAAACGTGGAGAGGTCTGCAGGACTGAGAGTTCTGGTTTCATTTAGAACATTAATATTATTAACTTTGGTAATTGTTCCAGATGGAACGTTAGAACGAAGTCCATTAGAAATTCTATATCTAATGGTTAACGTTGTGTTTGCTGGAGCTAATCCAAATGAATTACTATTTGTAAAATTAAGAGTATCAAGTGAAACATTGGTCATATTTTGTAGATACTGTTGGTCATATACAGATTTATAGTCTGGGTTTTCATATACATCGTCTAAATCACCCGTTCCTGACCCAAATATTAATTCTATTTTGTTATCTCTATTCAATCTGGTAATAAACCTACGATTTGTTTTAACTCTTTTTATAGTATAAAGGGGTGCTGTCCTAGAATTTAGCACACTAGTTATAGTGTCTTCAAATCTATAATCTTGCGACAAATTATCTACCTCATACCAAACATTACCCTCATCATCTATCACAGATACTATTTCAACTACATTTGAATCTGATATTTCTATATTTAGAAATTTTGTAGGATTGGAGACAGTGTATTCCAAAGTTTTTTCGGTGGCAGAAACAACTGTACATTTCTTTGTAAGAATATATGTGGTAGTTAAATTTGTTGTATTATCTACCGAAAATGGTCTAGAATCTAAATTAGTACTATCAGCAAAGTCACATATATCTTGAGTCAAAAATGTTCCGGCATCAAATTGTGTTGTAGCTCCAAATGTAGACCCAGCGTCAATACGAGGTAAAAATTTAGTATCTAAATTTCCATCGGCATCGGCCGGAACAAGAACAGACAGTTCAACCTTACAAGTGGATGGTGATGTCAATCTTGGTTTAAATCCCAATCCCTGAGCAATTGCAATAATATTTTCTCGTTCTTGTGCATATGCTAATAAACTTTCTCTAAAGGAATAGTCTGTATAGTAAGAAAGGACATCTCCAATATAAGAAGTCATATCAATAAAGATAGACCCCGGAGAAGCATCACTAAAATCTTGATAGGTATCTGGAAAGTAAAACTTAGCAAAATCAACCAAATTTTTCTTAAACTCAGAATAATCCTTGTTTAAATATTTTACCTGTTTTTTATCTACTAAATTAGACGACTTAACAGTTGAAGTTCTATTGATTGCCATTTAATATCCTCAAAATTGTATCAATACTTCATCACTGAAGTTAGGATTTTCAGATAACCTATATTTTACATACATACTAGCTCTATAATTATTTTTATCGTCATCTGTTGGTTGAAAAACAAATTCTTCTAATTCCAAATATGGCATCCACCTTTCTACCGCCTCTCTGACAACACGTTTAGCTTCCATAGAAAAATCATCATTGTTAAAATCAAAAACCAATCTATGAATATCACAACCAAACTCTGGATTGTTGAATCTTTCGCCGGGGATTGTTAAAATTAAATTAATAAAATTACTCTTGACCTGTTCTAATACAGTTTCGGATGTTTGAAAGTATCCTCCTGTTCCTCGTTCAAGTGGTAATGTGAATCCCCTAGCCATTTATTAGATTCCCATTTTTTTCATCAACGCACCGTAATCTTTATTCATTACATCAAATACTTCTTGGTGTTTTTCTGTAATTGGACCACCATTAAATGATTGTGGTAGTGTTGGTGGTTGACCGACTTGGACATTTTGCGTATTAAAATTAAACGAGTCCATGTCCATGCCTAACTTAGATGTAAACATTTCTCTAAGTGATTCTCTTGTCATGTCGGTTGCGGTTGGTGTTCCTGTTCCACCAGTACCTACTTGAACAGATTCGGTTTGTAGTTGTGGTTGTGGTCTATTAGAAGCCATCATTAAATCAAACATTTCGGCTTTGACTTCTTTGATAATCTCTGCCTTTTGGTGTTCAATTTCTTTTCTAACAAACTCTCTGATTAATTTGGATAATTCTTTACTAGTCATAATGTACTCCTATGTTCCTTTATAAATAGTTCAGTCTCTTATTTTAACTAGGTTGCTTTCTATGTCAAATATTTTTAATAACGTACTAGATACTTTGGCAGCAACTGGAGGTGATAGTGGCGCTCCCGGTGATGCGGGAGTAGTTGATAATGTACGTATCATATTCAATATATCTTCTAAAACCACCTTTAACTCTTCATATTTTGCTACTGAGTTATCACCCGATATGGTCCCTAAAAATATTTTACCAACAGCCGGATTTAAATAAATATTATTGCCGGCGTCAGCAATTACATTTCTATTGCTACCAAAAATACTATCTCGTTCTGATGAAAGTATTACATCATTGTCTTTTGAATTTAAAACAATTCTACCACTATTCAAAATTGCTTGATTTTCAGACAGTACAGTTTTATTATTTCCCGTTCCATCATCTATGGTTTGTTTATAATCTGTTATTTCCAATTCTTCTAATGTAAAAAAATTAGAAGAAAAATAAAAATTTATATCTTGTTTTTCTGACATAACAAAACAAGAAGAATCTAAGTTTATATCTTCTACTGTAAGTGCGTATGAGGTGTCAGTTGTTGTGTTTGAATTTTGTTTTTGACCAACTCTCATGACTAAAATAGCATCAGTTTTACCACTATTTGTTGGTCCCAGTACACAAATTTCTTGTCCATTATCATTTGTAGTTATTTGACAGTTTTGATTAAATGAATCTTGCATTTGCGAAGAACCAAGACGTATTGTAGCCCCAAAACGATTTTGTAAAATTACATCTCCATCAAAATATTTTAAACTGTTTACATTTTCTCTTGGGGTGTAACTTGAATTAAAAAGTGGTTCTTCTGGTATACTACCATCCGTTTGTTGTAATATATCATTTTTAGCTTGTTCACTCTGTATAGTTCTATTTTGTTGTGATTTAGCTCCCCTAAAACGTTCTATTGAATTTGGCAAAGCATTATATTGCAATGTTTTATTTACATTTATCTTTTTTGTATAATAATGAACATTTTCTATTTTTTGAACCAACACAGTTTCACCGACCAATGGATACTCTTGCATACTAATATCCATTGGACGAGCACTGAATAGGCTTTCTCTAGTGGTGTGGTGTCCGCCCATTCCGGTGTATTTGAAAAACACAGTTCCAATATTAAAACCATCACCAGAATATTCTGGGTGTTCTTCATTTACAATTATATCTTGAACTACAACTGGTTGTGGGGTTGGGCCAAAGGGTGTAGAACGACCTCTTATTTCACTATCAAAAAATAGATTTTTAACCATACTAACTTCTCAGGTTTTGCAGTTCTTCCTCAACCTGTTTTGCCTCTTCTTGCAACTCATCAATCTCAAAACTGATGTTACTGAGAAGTTGGTTCTTTTCTTCTTCCGTTAGTAGGTCAGAAGTGGATGACGCTTTGGCACCAATGGACATAGCTCTTTGAGCAATCTGTGCGACACGAACAATGTGTTCGTCGTTCTTAACATTGACCTCCATAAAATCTTTTATGATGGGTCCGAGAACAGTTGCGTCTTCTGGGGTTCTGATTAGCTGAACTAGCTTTGTTATGTATGTGTTTATTTGTTGTCTTTTACTTTCTGTATTTTCGTAAATGTCTTTGAAAACACCAGATAAAGTTTTGTCGTCAAATATTGGCTGTTCCATAGTAAATCTCCATTTACTATAAATATTTACTTGTCAAAGTATTCGGATATTCTGCCGGTCTTTTGAAAGTATTTATATTGTCTGTCAAGTATAACCTTTAGTTCTTTTACGATTTTTGTAATATCACTGGTTTTACAATCTGTAATGTCTCGTATCATTAAGTAGATTGCTTTTTTGTTGAAATTGTTGATGTGACCGGACTTACTTAAAAGTAGCAATATTGCATAACCAATCTCCAAATCTTTGTCTTTTGGAAAAATTTGGTGTAAGTTGCCGTCCCAATATTTTATGAATAATTTTATAAACTCAACTCGTTCTGGTTCGTGATATGAATCGTTGGGGTCTACGACCAGAGTATCTTGAACAGAATAACTTTCATCGGTTTTGTCGGATAAATAAACCGTGCGTTTCTCTTCTTTGTATCGTTTGTTATTCTGGAGTATGAGGTAGTTTTTAGCTACAACCGAAAAGTAACTGAAGGACTTGCCTTTGTCTTCAGTGAAATTTGGGAGCTTTAAAATTAGGTAAGAAATAACTTCACTTTTGATATCCTCAAATGAACCATCCATATAAGGAAATTTAAAGCGGTTAATTATATTTTCGGCCATCTTGTCTAGTGGCTCGTATATGTGGTCCCTAAATATTTTTTCTCTAAATAATTCGTCTGGTTCTGTATTGTACCGAATGATAGCGTCTTGTGTTTCTTGTGTCCAATAAACTCTACCCTTCGCTTTCCTCCGTCTCTTCTTCGGTGACATAAATTAGCTTCCTTAGTTCGCCTGTGGCGTCAATTAGTTGTTCAAATAGTTGTCCTACTTCATCATCTTTTTCAAACATCTCCCTTTTGTCGAGTTTACGGGCGGTTGCTAAAATATCACTTGCAGTTTCATAAAACCATAATATACGAGATTCATACTCTTCTGTAATATCTTCAAATTGTTCTAACTTTCTAAGAGTTATTAACGACGAATATATCAATGCAATATTTGCAAGAATAGATATAACCAGCACCACTACCATATTATAGATCCTCTAGATTTAATTCGTAATCTGTAAATTTTTCCATATATCTTGTAATTGTCATACCATTGGAATCTGTTGTTCCAACATTGTTTTCTAAAAACCTTTTCATTCCTCTAGCACCAGCAAAGTGAGCACCAGCGAGGATTGACGATGGTGTAATGTATACCCCGTTATGTACCGTGTACCCATACACCATGATATGATGTTGTAAACTTGAGTAATTGCTTCTTAGATAAGAAACCATTACACTATCCTGTAACTCTGGGTTATTAAGGAATTGTTCTCTTGTAACATCATATCCAAGGTATGCTACTGTTCTTGGACTGAATTGATACTTACCCATAAACCCATGACGATTTACCACATCATAACGATTGTTGCTTTCTAACTGACCGATTGCTTCAATCAGTTCGTCTAGCTGATGAACCTTTGGCGGTTCACTTACTACTATTTCTTCTATCTCTACGACAGGAATATTTTCTTCAATTTTTTCTGGTACAAAACTACTTAAACTACCTACTGCTAAAAAGCTTAACATAAGCCTAATCTTCATTAGAACTCCTTGTTAAGTGAAACAATTAAAACAGGAGTGGTGCTGTTTTATTATAACCTATTAATATACATATGTACTTAAATCGTCTCGTACAATGCATTTTGTGCTCTCTGTCTGTCAATATCTTTGATATGATAGAGAGCCCACTCTTTTTCTTCTGGTAACGTAGTGAATGATTTGTGACCAGTAATCACCTCATGCACCTTGTTTTTCCATCTAATATCTGGTTTATTTTGGAAGATTCTGGTTTGGAAGTCAGGCCACATTACCCAGCCCATTTCATTGACTCTCCAACGCCATTTTTGTACATCTTCCTGAGTCAATCCATTTACGATATTGACCCTTGGTACTGCTAAAAGTTCTATTTCTTCGTTGTATTCTAGTAGTGTGTGAATGTTTTGTAACAAGAAGTCTGACACGGTTTCATCTGCGTCAATCTGAAAAATCCATTCTTTACTACATTGTTCTTTACCAAAATTTTTGTGACTAGCAAAGTCTTTATTTAGGTCATGCTTAAACACATAAACATTGTGTTTCATCTCAAATTCTTCTATGATAGCCAATGTTTCTCTGTCATCAGAGTTATCATCTACAATAACAATTTCATCATCATCAGACATAAAAGATGTAATCTGATTTAACAATGTATAGATACATTGACCTTCATTATGTGTTGTTATTAAGTAACTTATCATGACCACCTCTCCTTGTCAAGTGCTGAAGTCATTCCAGTATTTGAATAGTGCAAGCTCCTTGGACTTTGCTTCCAAGTCAATATCAACAGGCATATCATATGTGTTGATAGGATTGTAAAGATAGTCAGCGTGAGCGGTATTTTTGGACTTGCTATCCTCGTACCGCTGTCTACTATCTGAATAATGGAATAGGGGTGTATGGTCACCCCAAGTCTCATACGCCATGAAAAATGCATCTTCCTCAGATACATCATCAGTATGAAAAGTATGGTGGAAATAGTCAAATGTAACGGGTGTATCGTCTAGGATATCACATAGTTGTTTGACCGAATATAGAGAGGCTTTGTCGTCGTTCTCAACTACGAGGCGTGACCGAGCAGAGTCGGAGAGTCGGTCAATGCTGTTGAGGAAACGTTTGATAGTTTGTTCCTTACTGGACCCCTTGGACCCGATATGGATGTTAATGGGGTACTCATGAGTCTTGGGTAGTTCCATGAGGTCAAAGATTTTGGCATGGTGGTCAACATTCTCAATACCGTTTTGAATGACCGACTCACGCTCGGAACCCAACTTGACAAAATGACTAGGGTGAAAGGATACACGAATACCAGATAGTTTAATCAACTGCCCTATCTCTCGTAATTTATTAATTATCTTGTCGTTGTCTGGCAGGTCTTCTATCTGGTATTCGCTTTCCTACGGGAATAGGTCAGAAGTAATACGATATAGTCGTACTCCATTCTGGATATTCCATGCAATAATTTTATGTAAATCGCGCACATTTTCAAGAGCCAATTCAGAGGCATACTTGATGCCTTTAGCTTTGAATGTACGTTGAATCATACTACGAGAGGTGCGAATACCTTCGTCAGCAAGAGTCAAATTGATACAACAGTAACCTAGATTAGTCATATTATGGATTTCTACGCATTCCCCATCTGTTTTTTACAGGAGGTTGAAAGTCTACTTCTGGCTTACTCTCTAAATCTAACACCTCTGCACCCTCTTTGTCAAGGTCATCGGTAGGTATTGTTACATTTACGGTAAGTTCTTCCTCTTCTGTTACAGTTTCTTCTGGAATATAATCTTCTGCATCATCTACAAGAATTTCTATAGTTTCTTCTTTAGTAGATTCTTTTTCTTCTACTTCCTTATAGATTTCGTATTTCTTTTCATCTTTGACCACCTTTGGTAACATAGCAAGTCGGTTGTATCCAATGACCAATGATACTGCTAATGGGTCAAAAACAAAGACAATTAAGAGTGCAAATATGTTGACCACCTTGTCCATTGACCAACCTGTAAGATTGGACATATAACGGAGTGGACCGATTTCAGCAGCCACTTCGTTGTTTGCTTCTAGGTCAATTCGTTGTATGTCTAGTGATGTAATACTATCGGTTGCCTCCTCAATTCTGTCCGATATTTCGTCTCTTTCTGTGGTAGCAATATTGAGTTGTTCTTGGATAGCATTTCGTGTTGCACTTGATGTGCTGGTGACCAGTTGTCCTGTTTCTTGGTCAACATACTGAATTTGGTTGTTGGTCAAACCCTCTGTTAATTGTAGGATTGTTTGACTAATTCTTTCTCTTTCACCACTATATAAATCAAGTTGTTCTTGGTATCGTTCTTTTCTCAACTCTAACACATTTGCTTGTTGAGTCACGATACTAAGTTGGTCTGCGGTTGTTTGGTAGGCCGCAGTAAGAAACCCGTAGATACCCGCTGATGTGATTAAAATTAACACACCTGTAGCTACTATATAGTAAAACCTTAACAGAACCGTTAAGTCTTTCCAATGTCTGGTTAGAAACGAAGCGGTAACTAATTTACCTGCTTCTAGACTTGAAGCCATAACCACGACGGGAATGAACGCTCCCGCAAATAGACTTCCTAATCCAGAAATGGAAAAGAAAGCAGCAACAGTAGCAATAACCATTGATGCTAGTAATACTAAATATTTAAACACGTTTTACTCCATAAAAAGTGGGGAAACGATTATTCGCGGCTTTCCTGTTAATTGTTTGTTGTATTCTTGTATTTTTTCGTTTACATCAAAATTGATAGGTCCACTAGGCATTGACTTAAATTGATTAACTAAAGTTTTCATATCTTCGTGAATGTCTCTGCCGGGTCGTTCCCAAGACAACATAACATATTTTAAATCTCTACGTTGACCTGTTTTTAGTTCTTCTATTATTGATGGAGAAATAAAAATTTCGTTGTAATCACCAAAATAATGAGTTGCAAATTGTAATCCTTCCATCTCCTCTATTGGAGTAATTTTCACTCTAGTATTGTTCCACATCACCTTGGTCCGATTTTAAGGAACTGGTCATGAATGAAAAGATGTTCTGGTTCTCCGAGTAATTCAATTTGTTCATAGTCGTCGCCGGGAAAAACAAATTCAACCATATACGCTTTTCCTTTCTTTAAAATGCCTTGAGCAAATGACCCATGTTGTGTGTGTATTTTTGACGGGCCAGTGAAGATTACTTCATCACCTTTCTTGATTCCATTTCTGGTTTGTATGTCTGTCATTTTTCCTCCGGTAAGATAATATTGATTTTTATCTCATTAAGTTGTTTACTAAGTTCTAATTTAACGTCTTTGACATTTACTGTCAAGTCATCTACAATTACCGATTCTTCGTATTCTTTACCATCTATAAATACTCTAGCAGTAATTTTCTTTTTCTTTTTCTTTTGTGTTGACCACGGATTCCAAGGTTCAAGTGGGTCAACTGCACCAGAACCAATACCTTCTTCTACCTCGACTATTTCTTCTTCAATAATTGCAGTGACGAATCCATCAGTAATTAAATTGAGTGGGTCGCCACTGATTAACCCCATCGTCAAGATGTTAAGTGGGTCTACTACATAAGTAATGGTAGCCATCTACTAGAGCCTCTGTGCTGTATACTCCGAACCAGCGACAGCGATGGATTGAGAAATTTCTGAACCAGCGGTTCTGGATGTTGGTGAGACAACCAATGGTCTTGTTGGGTCCAGACCAAGGAGACGATAGACCTCTAGTAACATAGTTTCTTGTGCGGTCGTTAGGGACGCAGTTACTACGGTATTTGGGTCTAGTGAAGCAGTAACAACTGTTCCCGGTGCAAGTGATGCAGTAACAATTGTTCCCTCTGGATACGAAATAGAGGCGGTAACTTCGGTAATAGTTCTTGTAGCACGACTAGAAACAGTAGAACGAATAAGTCTTACGTCTGGGTCAGGAGAAGCAAAGATATTACCGCCTGCTTCATCATAAAGGTTGCCCGTAATATTAATATCGGTGGTAAGATTATCTTTGGGGGGAACCAGTTTCCAACCATTGATTAAAAAGAAATATCCGTCTAGAAATGTTCCACCACCAAGGGGGTCGCCGCCTGTTCCGCGGATGGCTGGTTGGAATTTTGAATTAATATGACCATCAACCAATACCCATTCTTTCCAAGCACTATAAATGTCACGTTTTACATCAATTTCTGTAATTTCATCAACAATGTAAATTAATTTATTTGGTCCGTCAAATGTGACCTTGTTGAATAGTCCCCAGTATCCCCACTGGTTATAAAACATTGGGAGCATCGACATATCACTGTATACGCTCTTTCCAAGTCATATTCCAACGAGTGGCTACATCGTATGATTTGGCAGTTAAGTTTCTAGCCATAAATGTCCAAGCTGCTCTTGGTGGAGGAGGACCATATAATGCGTTTTGGTCTGCAAGTCCAACACCACTAGATAAGGTAAATCCTGCGTCAGCTTGTGATAGAGCCAATAGTGAAGTTTTGTAATCTAGTGGATAACTTGTTGCTGAACCAGTTGTAATAGAATCAACAGTTCCCGTAGCACCAGTAGAACTAGTAAAGGCAGCTGAAACAATACCAATATCAAGTGATGCAGTAGACCTACCTTCAACTCTAAGTACACTTGAACCACTCTGTAAAATAGAAGCGGTCATTTCTGGAACAACATAGATTTCATCTCCCTCTGTTATGGTTCCGGTTACACCACTAACCGTTAATTGTCTAGGAGTTCTATCGTTGTCAATGTCAGTTGTACTTGTGTATAACCACGCTTCGTCTCTGTCAATAAAGGACAAGTAGTACCAATCACCTTCTGTTCTTTTTAGAGAACCTGTACTACTGAAGCCTGCAAGAATTGTTGGGTCACTGGCGTTTGTTGGGTCACGTAAAGTAACTTGATTTTTGTCATTAAAGAAATGAATATCAGAACCATAGAGTGGATGGTCTTTTACTTTGACCACAACACGTTCTACTCCTGTGCCTTCGGGGTCAGCTGATTGTGAAAATGAAGATAGTGGTTGACTATTTCTAGCAAATGATTGGTCGGCGTTATTTGAAATAGAACCATTTTGATTGGTTGTAAAAATGTTATCAAAATTGAATTCACCTTGACCATCTATTATAAATCTTGCTAACTCTGGTCCGTGTGCTAAGTGGCCTATGTCTCCCGCATCAGTATCAACTTGTACTGTAGTAAAACTAACATCGTTCCAGTTTTCTCCACGGAGAACACACTTTGAAAATACTCTAACTTCAATTTTTGCATCTATTGTATCATCACCATCTTTATACGCAGATACTTGTAAAAGTTCCGGTTTATACATTGAATGGTTTTCTCTTTGACCACTAGATAATGTAAATCCGTTAGCTATAGCGGCTTCCGCTTCTGGTAAATATTGAGTGGGACTCAATGTAAAAGCATATGTCGTACTTGTTCCCGCTCGGTAATAGTCAGTACTAGTACTTCCAGACAGAAGAAGTGTGCTGGTATTACTATACCTTTTTGGACTAGCTTCTTCTAGTGGGTCAGCATCACTTTCAAGGTAAACGGCACCACCATATGCAAATAAGTCAGAGTTGGTTCCATCTGGAGTTCCTGCTCCTGCTCTATTTGCAATTGCCCAACAAAGTGGTCTATTTGGGTTTCCTAACGGATTGTGAGTGGATAGTGCCAACCCATCTGTTGCATTTGCGTGGTTCATTTCGTGACAAATTACTCGTTCACCTTTATAGAACACACCCCAACGAGTACGACCACCACCAACAAATTGATAATCTACCCAATAGTTATTAATTTTTGTTAAATCTAATAACATACCAGATGGATTAGTACCACCACCTGTTCCAAGAAGTGTATCTCTATTCCAATCTGCCTGTTCTATTACGTGGTTGACTGTAGCATTTCCCTCTAAGGTATATCTATGCACAATTCGTAATTTTGTATTTCCACTACCATCTTCACCAAATGTCTGAAAAAAGAATCCATCTGTTGCGTCAAATGGACCAAAGTTTCTAACCACACCAACATCAACTCCGGCTTTTCTTGCGGCAAACGAATAAAAAATACCAGAATTTGGTATAGCCGGATGAAACAAATTACTCGTATTTGTAACACGGTCATTTGTATCGGGGTCACCGGATACTCTTAATCTAATAGCACCAACGTCAGCTTCCCAAGATTTTGAACCCTTTCCTTCTTGTGAATTTACAAATTGGTCATTTCGTTCACTTTTAGAAAAGTCGTATTGTGCTAGTAGTTTTGGTTCAGTTGTTCTTAGTTTACCAAAAGCACTAATTTCTGGTGGACCTTCGGCAAATCTTACGTTTGCGGAACCAAATCGGTCAATATCCAAACCATATTCTGGATTGTCATATCCCATAATGTGATTTGTATTAACATAGATGTCTTCAGGAGTTCCATTAACAAGTGCTCTTTGTGTTCCATCACTATCTCTAATAGGCTTATCGTTGGCAGGTTGTCTTTCGGTTAAATTCTTTGTATTTTTGTCGTAATGGACTTCTAAATAACCACTAGTTGTAGTTTCTTCCCACACACCATGAATGTGTATTGTTATGGTATTTGAGTTACTATCTTCTGTTGTATAAAATTCACCAATTTGCCAGTTATAATTTGCATCTTTACCGTCATACGGAATTCTAGCCGTATGAACCATGTATATGCGGTCACCTGTGCTCTCTGGAGGTATTCTGGTATATCTGCGTTCACCTGCCATATTTAAATCCTATTTGTCATATAAGTTGTAACCAATTATTAAGCTGGGTTCTCGTAGTTACGTTCAAGTGCGGCAACCAGTGAGATGTTGTTTGTTTTTGTTTCTAGAATCGTAGCGGTTGTTGTTACATATTGTGCAGTGCCAAACCCAATAGCAACCACAGTTACGTCAGCATCTGTTTGTGAAGTTCTACCACCTTGCACATTGTTGGTGTAATCAAATGTGTAAGATCTTTGAGTAGAACCACTAGTGGAACCTGTAATTGGAACTGGTGGATCTGAAGCGTCATTGACCAACAGAGCCGCTGGTAAGCCAAATGAACCTGTTGCATCCCCGCCTTCGTTTCCTAAGTTAGTAAAGAACATGAAGTATGAACCACTGACATCCGAACTTAAGTTATCGTTCCAACTGATAATACCCGTTGAGACGAATGGATATCTTGCTAATGAACCACTGACATCATAGAAATCAATTCTGTTTGTATCGGCATCTTTTTGAGCATACACAAATACACCATCTGATGTAATCAAAGTATCACCAACGAATGATAACAGAGTTCTTGTCTTTTTACCGATAAAATCTTCTGAAAAATGGTTGCCTTTGTCAATGTCAGTTGACAGTCTCAATTGATACTGAACTGATGTGTATACATCTTCTAAAGAACCAGTTTTTTCAAATGAACTAGTTCCATTTGTGATAATAACATTGAATGGTGAATAAATAGAACCCGTAATTTGTTGAGAACCACTAATTTGAAATCCTTGTGGGGTAGTTAAGACATAAGGAACCCAACCATTTCCCGGAGGAGTCCCAGTTTGTGCTCCAGTATTATCAATATACCAATTTCCATCAGAACCACTTACAACCAAACCAGCGTATGTTGGACTTCCATCGGAACCAGAAGCAATATACCCAGAACCACTCAGGAAGAAAATATCAACGTGATTCCAAGGACCGTTTGTTCCTGCATCGGCTTCAGATGTTGTATTAACTTTAATGTCGGTAGTTGTTGTAAGAGGAACCGAATAAAGTGTGTATTCCTGTGTAGTAACACCAAGGTCTGTTTGAATGTTAGCGTCATCGTAAATCTTTTTATACTCACGAAGATACAATGTAGTATTTCCACGGAAATTACGGTCAATTGTATTTCCGTCATTAGAAGCAGAATAATGGAGAATTGCTTGGTTGACCGAACCACTCATCTTAAAGTTTTGAACTATGTTATTTACAGCTTCACCAGAGCCGCCGGCATTAGCAGAACCACTCTGAACAAAATATACTTGGTCAGAAAGTGATGGGTCAGGTGGGGTTGTTGTTGAATCTAATGTAATAGTACCAAGTGTTCTGATTCCTACCCATTCCTGAATCGTAATGGAACCAGATTGAACTGACCAACCAGCATCTCTAATTAAATAACGAGAATCATCGTCGGTAAAATCCCAAAAGTTAACCAAGTCAAACTGGTTTTTCGTGATAGCAACAAATGGAAATGGAATTTTAATGAGATTATCGGCCTGTGGACCATTTTTCCACTCTTCCTTAGCAAAGGAATAAAGACATTGTAACGTTACACCAGAATCCGAACCAGATTCTAGTGGTGCAACCAAACTGGATGCATTATCAGCACTAGTTTGAACGGTTATTGTTCTTGTTGCCGCTGAACCCGTTCCCCATACAACGGAAACATCGGTGGTTAGATTATCTGGGTCTACGATTTTTGGCATTGCTTATCCCTCTGCTATTGTATTTATAATATCTGAAATTATAACGTTGTTGTCAAGGTCTTGTAACGATTTATTGAATGTTACTTCCATTAATGAATATAAATATTTCTTATTTTGTGTAGAAAGTATGTTTCTGGAAGTAATACTTCTGTTTCTCAAATCTTCTGCGATTTGGTCAATCTTCTTTTGGTAAGGAGATTTGTTTTCTTTAACGGTGACCGATATTGCTGGTTTAGATGGTTGTTTTTGTTGTGCGATTTCATTGACCGTGACTTTCTTAGAAGCGGTCACTCTATATGTTCCAGACCAAGGACTAAAGTAGGCATCCTCCACGATGACTTCTAAATCCATTGTTCCAACTGAACTATCCTCTACAAGACCTTTTAGTTTTGGAATTTCAATTTTAGCAGAACCATCTTTATCTACCTTACCTTCAACAATGTAGTTGGCTTTCTCGCCAGACAAAATTAGTCTAGCTTTTGCTTCACTTAGTGATGCTCCTTCTACTTCAACTTTAAAATCAAAGTCGGTTGGTTTATCGGTATATACAAAAAAATCTTTCATAATTGGTCACCAAATAAAGTTACTCCATAATAAATAGTGTGTTAGATTAGATTAATTAGTCATCAAATTGGGTCAAATGGAGTTTGTCCTTCATCGTAGTTTCTATCTTCTACTTGTGATGTTCTTATAGTTTGACCAACAGTACTTAATGTTGCTTCGATTAATTGATACTCATAACCAAGAGAATGAACGATAACATAAATTTCTTGGTCATAGCCGGGATAATTGTAATTGTAAGTTGCAAAATTGTTAGATGATGCTTGAGTAGGCAATCTACCAGTAGTTTCATCTATTTGAAAATTTGTTCCTGCTACAGTATCTAAATCAGCACCACTAGAAGAAACCAATTGAACTTCTGAACCAGAAACCGCGTTGGATATTTTAAGTTGTACTGACTGAACAATATTTACTGTGGCTCCGTCAGATTTATATGTTGGGGTGTCACCATCATTAAAAAGATTAATTGTAACTGTTCCCGTAGAAGCACTAACGTATACTGAAGCACTATCACTTGTAGTGTTTCCATATCCTTGAAATTTTAATCCATAAAAATCAAAAGAACTTCCAGAAATGACCATCGCGTGGCCATCATTACCTTGAACAAAAGTACAATTATATAATCCAGAAGTTCCAGTTTGTGTTCCTGTAAAATCTTGTAGAGTTGCAAAACTGGATGTACTGGTTGTGGTTATTTTTACTGCGTCAACATGAGAACCACTTTGAATCATATACGCAGTCTCTAGGGAACCTCCATTAAATCTAACTTTTTCATTAAGACTTGAACTATTAAAATTTTGATAAACACACCCACTAGATGTTACTTGTCCAAGTGAACCAGTTATTATTAAACTTGGTCTAGTATCTTGTGTTGATGTTATTCTACCATCAAAAGTATTATTAAGTTCTCCACGACCGATAAATGTTGTATTTTCTAAATCAATTAAAGTTGATGAATTTGCTATATTTAATTTTAAATTAGCCCAATTGGTAGCAAAATAACCATTGTTCCAAACCACAACCGACCCGTCGTCTCCAAATTCTGTAGCTACTGCAGTTTCCGCGGAACCTGTTTCTTCTCCAACAGTTAATGAACCATTAACATACAAAATTCCTTCTTTTGAACTTACATACCCAAATCGGTTGTCAGTATTTCCCTCATCATAATTAATAAAATCTTGGAAGGTTCCATCAGTATCTCCACCGTCCCCACCAGTTAAATTAAGACCATTTCCTAAATCAATTGCATCTAGTGCTAAGTTATCAGTTTTGGATGAACCAGCAAAATCACCAACTAATCCAAAATAACTTATCTGTGTATAATCAACAGTTCCAGTTCCCGCATCTCTTGTATAGAGGTCTGGGTCAATCGCAATTAACCTCCAACCACCTGAAGCTGGGTATGTAAGAACCCCATCTATATAATATTCGTTATATTGATTGTTTGCACTTCCAATCAAAACTGTCACAGAAGGTGTAGTTCTTGATAAAAGAGCTTTTGGATTTGAAACATTATATTTTGCTATCCAAGCTAAACCAACTGCTTTGTCTGTTATGTCGTAATTCGTAGGACCGTCATATTCTACACCCTGTCTACTAGTACCAACTTTGTTTGATACAGAGTTTGTACCTTGATAAACAATATCAGTTTCTAATGTAGGAGAACCACCACCCGAAAAAGGATTCCAATCAGTAACAGACTCGGCGGGGTCAACTCTGGTATTGTATGCGGCTACATTAACTATTGCCATTAAAAATCCTCATTTGAATTTATCAATTCATATACTCCTACAGTATTTTCTTCATCTAACCACTGTATAAAACTTCCACGCATTTTACTAGTTCTACTAAACAATGATTCTTTTATAACTGTCCAATCACCAGTTTTATTTTTATTATTATACAATTCTACTACTAAAGGAACAGAATATAATTTTGCAAGTTCTATAGCCATTTCTCTACCAGAAGTCAGAAGTGCGTCTGGTTCTGTTTCAATTACAACTACCCAAAGTCCATTATTAAATTCTGCAGCAAACGTCAAAATTTTATTTTTATTTGGTTGTTGTTCTCCACCACCAATTCCAGTTAACCAAGAACAAAAAAATTCACTACAACATTTTGGTTTATCTTCGTATATATTACATTTATTATTTACTAAAAAATTACATTTTGTTCGTCCTTCTTTATAAAAATTTTCTTCTTCTATTGTTAGAATATCACAACAAACTGTACAATCACCACATTCACGCTTCATTTACCGTTTCCTTTCTAATATAAATATCAAATTATAAAATAAAAAAAGTGGGGCACCCGAAGGTACCCCACTAAACAGAACCGTTAAGATCACCTCCTTTCGGCTTTCGTTTTCTTTAAGTTATTTTATCGTAACCTTTTTTGCGACTTTGACCTCTTCCTTTACCTTTGGTAGAGTGATTGTAAGAAGGCCATTGTCAAATTTAGCGCTCACCTTATCCATCTCATACTGGTCTACGACCTTAAATGAACGCCTGAAGGAACTTCTCTTGAGTTCCCTTAAGTAGTAAGTAACCTCTTCCTTATCTTGTTGAGGCGACTTGCCAGAGATTGTGAGGACATCCTCGTCAATCTCTAATTCAATGTCGTCTTTAGTGAACCCTGCGAGTTCTGCGACAATCTCAACCTTGTCATCACGATTTACAATGTTGACCTTGGGGTAAGCTCCCTTACCAGCGGAAACGCCCATATCACCGAAATGGGACTTAAACATATCGTCAAAGATAGTATCAAAGGAACGGATAAAGTGGTCACGCTCCTTGAGCAGTGAATTAAACTCGCGATTATTGCGAGGACGGAATACAGATAGCGTAGTCATAGTTTTTCTCCTTGTTAAATTGTTAGACCGATTTTACGCATCTTGTGTCCCTTATTAGGCGACACATTTATAAATATCATCTATGATTAAAATTTACTATTTGCTTTTTCAATCTGTGTTGCAAGATAATCCGCGGTATGGACAATGTGTGGTAGATTTGTCTTAAATGGATATGGGTGCATACTATTCATTAGATAACCTCTATTAGCCTCCTCATACATACCATCAGATAATTGGATACCCAACCATTCGTTTTGGGTCACCTTTACATCATAATGTTGTAATGTAAAAAGTGCTCGGTCAGTAACATTCATATACTGGTCATTTCCGTTATACTTATAATTCTTACCTTGGTTCTTTCTGTGCCAATCACTATCTTGGTCAAGGTAATATGGTTGACCGGGGGAACCTAACTTACCAAGGTCGTGGTGTAATGTAGCAAACCTCAACTCCTGTGGTGTAAACTCTAATGTTCCACCATTGTCCTTATAAAGTTTCGCGACCTGAATGGACATATCGTGAACCCGTAAGATGTGGTCAAGATAACCGCCGGGAAATGCGTTATGATACCACTGAACAGCACTAGCTGGAGCGAGTGAGAGTTCGTTTCCAAACTCTTCATACATCTTTTTTAGATTTTCGGACCTATCATCTGTTTCAATAAGTCCCATAAACTTGTCATAATTTTCTGTTGTAACGTTTTCGTCTAAGAAGAACATAAAACCTCATCGTATAATGTATCTAGATTAAAATGCTTCATCTTTGTCTTAGCAAAGATTTCAAACATACTTGGTGCGTATGGTTTACTCTTTAATGTATAACCAATCTGTTCTAATGTCAAGTCCGCCTTGTTATGATTACAAGTAGAACAACTGGTTACTATATTTTCCCAACTATTTGGACCACCCCGTTTCTTTGGTATAATATGGTCACGGGTTAATTCTTCTTTTGATTTAAGTTCATTAGCACCCCGACCACAATATTGACATTGATGGTCATCTCTAATAAAAATATTTCTTTTATTTAGGATTGCTCTCTTTGTGTGCATCTTTCTTACTTTGATATATTTTTTGAGAGCGATAGTGGACGGGAGTTTAATCTCAACCGAAGGTGACCTTACTTTTTGGTCATAACTTTGTAGAACCGTAGCTTTATTTTGTAAACATAGTATCAATGCCCGCCGGGTGGGTATTATTGATAATGGTTCAAATGTTGAGTTTAAAACTACACAACTTGCATTATTCATTTCTGAGTTTCTGTAATTAATTTATTGATATGAATTTCTTTGATTAGGTTGTCACATTCTTGTGCTAATTCATATAGTTCTGCTTCTATAAATCGTTCTTGTAGTTCTTCCAGAGTTTCAATAAACTCTTTTGATTCAACCCCACCAACAATTGGGGTTCCTTTGATACGGTAGAATCTAGCTCTATTTTCTTTTTTTCTTACCGCTTGTCTTATCTTTCTTAGATAATACTGATTTACTATTTTTGGTTCTGCGTCCTGAAACAGATTTAGTTTTCTTACTAGGTTGTTTGGTATTTCCAGCATCTTCTTCTCCAGTTATTTCCTCTCCGAAACTAAAAACCTTCCCGTCTGGTGCTTTATACTTCTTTTTTAGGTTCCAACCTTTAGCGTAATGGACTCTTTCTTTTTCTAACTGACATTCCTCCCAATAAATCATTCTTCCAAAACAATCACCACATATCAATTCTTCTACATCAGAGTTGCTCATTACACTTGCAACCTTACACATAGAACACCAAATTTCTTCTTTGGTGTGAACCTTATACTTCCTTCCTCGTTTTTTTCGCATATAACTGAATTTGATATTTTTGTCTGATTAGACGAGTGTTGTATTGCTTATTTAATTTTTTAGCAAGAGCAGAACCAAACGATTCTTCCTCTTTGTCCCAACGATTCTCAAATTGTCTAATCTTTTTCTTACAATATATAAAATCTTGCATTGTGTAAGATTCTTCTATCAAGAACTCAATCGCAGTAGACTCTCTAAGTATATCATCTACGTGTGATGCTTTTTTATATGACCTGAATAGATTTTTGATGAACTTAATCATTTGCAATCTCCTATGATAAGTCATCATAACGATTAGATTGTAACTATAAGTATCAGTATGTGACTTCTTCTGGAGTAACTTCTCGTAGTTTACTGGTGGTCGTATACAAAGCATTAAATGTATCAAACCCCTTGGTAAAATAAACTTTTTGATTTATTGTGACCGATAACTTTTCCATATTTTCTTTGGTTTCTTCGTTTAGTTCCATATCACCAAACCAAATCTTGCCAAACTCTCTAGTCATAATAGAAACATTTCTATGTGCATTTCTATTGTCTTGTTCATAAAGGTTGTTTTGACCAAACAGTTTAGCTGCTAAATCTACTGCTGGTTGAATATCTTCGTCTGTCCAAAACATAACTAATCCTCCTTAAATAATCCTTCCCGACCCGGCAAAAATAATGTCATTGGGTCGTCAACTTTGTTTAAATAAATTAGGTAACAATCATTACAGAAATTATGTGTTTCTTTTAATTCTGTTCTGCGTCTACCTTGCTTTCCACATCCTTCACATACCATAGCAGACATTCGTTCTACTTTCCAAAGTATTCCTTCTGCCGCCGATAATACTAACTCGTCTTCACAACGAGCATACATATGTAACATTCCATAACATCTTCTAGCGCTACATATTTCTACATCGGGGAGTAATGATATCATATAAAATGCTTTATCTAGTAAGTCTCCCCAACCATCACCAAAGTATTCCTTCATTTGTTCTTTGGTAAAGGTCTTGTCATACCAACATTTGTATCTGTTAGAATGCCTCTTCGCCATCGTCTTCTTGGTCTTCCTCATCGGGGTCAATACCCATAAACAAATCTCTGAGGTCGTCTAGGTCACTTTCTGTAAGCGGTGTATCATGTTCTTTGTTAATTTTTTCTGCAATTTCTTCTGGAGAAAATCCGCCGAAAATACGACCACCACCACGAACCATTTTAAATGAATTCTCAAAAAGAGCTTGAGTTAGCTCTTGTGTGGAGTCAGCCATATTTTCTAGAACCACAGACAAATCTAATACATACTTAGAAAGATTTGTATAATGAGCCATCTGTTCACGATTCATAGCGTGTAGTTCTGTTATTCTATGCATTAACATTTGACTGTTGTGGTGTAGACCAATTACAGCAAAGAATGTAATAAACAACATCATAATTGCTATAGTGCAAACAACCGTCAAGGCAATAGTCATAATCCTCTCTTGTTAAAGTTACCTACTAATATAATAACTTTGTTAAGGATTGTCAAGTCTTTCGTTTCTATAGAACAACTCAAGATTTAACTTGGTTAGTTGAGCGCTCTGGGTATTATTGATTTCTATTTGTTTGTGATATTTCTGTCTATACTCTTCTAGTTCGTTATAAACAGATTTAAAATCTTCGCGCATTTCTTCGTTTTGTTTTCTGAGTTCTTCTACATTTTTTTCCATTTGTAGAAATGCTTTTTCTATTAATTGAGAACTTTGACGGTCAGATGAACGACGATTCTTTTTCTCTTTCTTTTCAGTGAGAACCGAAGTTATAGCCGCAATAACTGTAAACATTACAGCAACCATTCCTTTTTCGTTTAAAAGTTCTGGTAAGAGTTCCATGTTTCCTTTTGGTTAAAGAAGTTTAAACTACCTTTCTTATAACCATTTAACCGTATATAGATAACGATATTGCTTTTATAACATGGAATGTAGAGCCGGATACGGCGGTGATTACTGAGTTGTGTAAGATATCTGGACTTACAAGAGTCATACCAATAAACAACCCAAACATAAATGGAAGTGTATTGGTGGGTTTAAGTAATACTTGTTTTAATTTTGACACAGCGAAACTCCATTAAACGTATGGTTCAACCTCGTCTTCTAATATCTCTATACTAAAGATACCATCCTCACGGACCAACTCAGTTGTATCAATTGCTTGTTCAACATACGTAACGGCGTCGGACTCGTCTTCTCCATAAGCCACAACAAATATAGGAACTATAAATTTTTCTAACTCACCGGACATAAAATCCTTCCTTATTAATGTTTTCTATAAGTAGTATCAATTCCACTCATGAATATCAAACGGGTCAGATTCGTCTACAGATTCCATAGTTTCTAGCAACTCTGGAATTAATATCTTACGAGAGTAGTTTGCTAATTTATAGTAGGTTCGGTCTGTGTTATCAAACGGATTATCTAGACCATTTTGTGTTTTAAAAATCAAATCATCCAAGAACTCTGACGCTCTTTTAATTTTTTCTTCGGTTGACCCGTTATAATACGACATTATGGAAAATAAAAACTTTCTAGCAGATTCGTTAAAATCCTCAAATGAATAGTATTGGTTCGTCATCGTCTATTTCGGGTTTAGGTAATTCTTTTTGCTTTGTAACAAACATTCCTGTTACACTGATTATTGTTACCATTGTCAACAACCAAAGTTTTTTCATTTTATCTCCTTACCATTTACGACAGCTCCAGTATCTTGCTTTCCAACGTGGGCCCGGAGAAGAGCAGTTGTGTCTTGCTCTGAAACTCTTTCTACGAGCCGGATTTGATTTTTTGATTCTCATATTTGGGTCACCAAAATTAACTTTGACGACATTTCCTTTATCGTTCTTTACATACACCTTAAACTTTTTAACATCACCGCGGGTAGGCTTCCCAAGAGAAACTTTTCTACCTTGGTATTCTGCTTCATTAAGGTCACCACTCATATCAAACTCAAGTGTGTAACCTACACCAGTTTCTTCACAGAATACATCGTAGCTTTCTTTTTTACTATTACCCCAGTTTTTAGCACCAACTTTACGGCACTTAACTAAGGCTCCAGAGGCATATGCACTAGGCCAAACTTTGTAACGACTTTTAACCTTGTGATAACAAGCGTCTTGTTTTTCGTTTAGTTGACTTTCGTGAACGATGTTTCCACGACAATGTGGACATTCAGTGAATGGAATATCGGTAAATTCTTCGTTCATGTCAAGTGCCTCCTTTTTTGTATTTACATTTTTAGCTTTACCACGACGATTTGGATTGGGGTCTTCTCTACGCTTTCTACGAGCGGCAGATGCTCTACCTTTTTTACCTAGAGAATGTGCTTTGGACTGAGGAAGGCATTTTGGTTTTCCTTCTTTACTACTACCTCTAGCACACGGACCTTTGATTTTTCCATCGGGACCAAATCTTACCCACTTTTCTTTAAACCACTTGCGTAGATTTTCATCTACTTCTTTATTTTCTATGTCACCCAGTTTACTATAATATTCAGGGTCTTCTACTAAATGGTCTAAAGCAATCTCGGCGGCAACAGAAGGGTCACTTGTGTGTTCCATCTCTACCTTGATTCCTTTTTTAAATTCTGTTTTGATTTGTTGATGTGGAACATTATGCTTATCTGCAATATCAGATAAACTCATTCCATCACCCAAACCACCATCTAATTTATCTTTCATACTATAATACCTAGTATATATACTTTCTCCCGGGCACAGGGAAAATATAATGTTGTTTTTTTAGTTTGTCAAGGGCCTAACGACTTTTTCCTTGACCTCTATACTTTTTGGGTTTACTTTCTTTTGGTCCGAAACGCTTTTTTGCTCTACCAACTTTTACAGTTTTCTTAAAGCCAATCAGTCTTTCTTTTTTAGCCATGTAACCTCCTGTTTTATATAAGTATTGACAAATTTAATTTGACCACATATATTTAGGTAACATTTTTACGATGAGGTTATATGAAAAAGTATATTCATGTCAATCAACATAAGATAAGACATAATAGAAAGCATAGTACCAACGAACCTGTCATAACCGTAAAAGAAGGCAGGAAAAATACATACTGTCATTCTGTTGAAATCCTTGGTCCAAGCAAAGTAATTTACGGTGGAAATGACAAACCATTATTGAGTTGTGGTGCTAGAGTAGTTATTGAAACGGAGGCAGATTTAGTTTATGATTGATATTGTTGTAGGACTCCAATGGGGCGACGAAGGCAAAGGCAAAATTACCGACTATATGAGTGAAGAATACGATTGGGTTGTGCGCTACCAAGGTGGTAGTAATGCTGGTCATACCGTATGTGTGGGTGACAAAAAGTATGTTACTCATTCACTCCCCACAGGCGTTATTCGTGAGGATTGTAAGTCTGTAATTACACACGGGTGTGTGGTCAACCCTGAAGAACTAATTAAGGAAATTGAAGCCTTAGAAGATATGGGTGTTGATTTTACTGACCGACTTTTTATTTCCAAGGATGCAACCGTAGTTACTCGCCAACATCTAATTCAGGACGAAGCAAACAAAACGAAGTGGGGTTCTACAGGTAAAGGTATTGGTCCAGCATACAGAGACAAGTATGACCGACAAGGAATCAAGTTGGGGTCAATTGTCAATGATGTTGCTTATGGTAAACTGGCACCATTCATAACCGATACTCGTAAACTTCTACGAAATGTAGAGAGAAATGGTGACAAGATACTTATGGAAGGAGCACAAGCGGCAATGCTTGATATTGATTTCGGAACCTATCCATACGTAACATCATCACCATGCACTGCAAATTATGCTCCCCAAGGAACCGGACTACCATTACATATGTTTGGTGATAGTGCTGTGATTGGTGTGGTCAAAGCATACACAACCAGAATTGGAGAGGGACCATTTCCAACTGAGTTTAAAGATGATGACCTGACCGAAATGTTACGAGAAGCCGGTGGTGAGTATGGTGCAACTACTGGTCGTCCTCGTAGAATGGGTTGGTTGGATATGGACCAACTACGATACGCTTGTGAAGTCAATGGTATTACAAATCTAGCAATTACCAAGTTGGATGTGTTGTCTTGTCTACAACAAATTTATATCAAAGATAGTGGATGGGTTAAATTTTCACCTTGGAAACTCACAGGCGATGAAAAGACTTGGAACGACCTTCCACAAGAATTAAAAGATTATGTGTCTTATATCTCCAATGAGACAGGTTGCTTGGTGTCAATGGTTGGTGTCGGACAGAATCGTGACCAATTAATCTGTGTAGAATAACCTGTTACAGTTCTGTTACACTTGACATCTTGATTATTTATATAAATGTGGTTATAATTATAGAGTTGATTGAAAATACGGGGATGCACTGGTTTCGACGGGTTTAATGATACTGGATTGACACGCTAGTTTGATACTTTAAAAGTAACTGACGAACCTTTACTAATGGCTGCTTAAGCCCTTCCCACTATCTGATACCGATAAGATAAACACGGGAAGTAAATGTAATCGGGTGACTCTTAGGAATAGAGCTAAGTGCGGATGTATACACCAAAGAATGTATTCCGTGACCGGCATAGACGAGACAAGGCCGTGAGGTTGGACACCTTGGTACCCCTAACTGTCCTACAGCGTTGATAGTAATTTAGGTAGTTAAGTTCGGACGCGGGTTCGACTCCCGCCATCTCCATAACAAATGCCCAGTAAAACGCCTCATTAGTCCATATCGCTTTCGGTTATGGGATGTGCCCATACAGGGCGACCGGAACAGGAGTAGTAAGATACTTTAGGGTTTATTGTGAGTGGCGTCACAACATTTGTTACAATTCACATCTTGACTTTCAGTGAGTTTGTTGTTAGATTATAGGTATGAATTGAAAAAGACGGGCCTTTAGCTCAACTGGTAGAGCACTTGGCTTTTAACCAATAGGTTCTGGGTTCGAGTCCCAGAGGGCCCATAGTTATTTGACAGTTACATAGGTTAACCTTTGTCTGAGGAGCACTATGTCAGATGAACGTCCAAGCGTTACCGTTGGTAATAAGGTTATTATCTTAAATGTTTGGGCTACAATAATGTTTATTTTTTCCATTCTGACGCTTCTTCTCTTGATAAGACCATCAGCGTATATGACTTTGTTTGATGGAATCGTTCAGATTATCAGAGCGATGGGTGAAGCTGGTTTGATGGCTCCACCCGCAATGGAAGAAATTTCTCTACAATAATGGTTATACGCCCCCATCGTCTAGTGGCCGAGGATATCAGGCTTTCATCCTGAAGACCGGAGTTCGATTCTCCGTGGGGGTACTTGTGGTTATGGAAGGAATTAATTACCCGCGTCCAAGGCAGCGTGTTTAGGATCGGCTCGCTGAATATGTCAGTAAGAAAATCCATAACCATTTTGCGGTCGTCGTATAACGGCTATTACCTCAGCCTTCCAAGCTGATGATGTCAGTTCGATTCTGACCGACCGCTCTTACATAGGAGGTCATTGTGAAAGATATTGATGAACTTAAAGAAGAAATTAAAAGATTAAGAATTGAAGCTAATTCAAACCACAACGATGGGTGGACAAAAGCTGGAGCACTCAAACGATTAGTTGAATTAGAAGATAAACTTAAATCTATGGAAGACAAATAACTTATATGCGCCCTTAGCTCAGTCGGTTAGAGCATTCGGCTTATATCCGAAAGGTCCGGGGTTCAATTCCCTGAGGGCGTACTGATGTGAACGTAGTAAAAAGCGATTGCCCCGTGGTGTAACTGGCAACACGCGTGACTTTGGATCATGAGAGTCTAGGTTCGAGCCCTAGCGGGGCAACTAACAAAGGAGTGGTTATGAATCGTGATGAAGTAGCAACAAGATTGTTTATTGAACTAGTTAAGAATGATATGGAAGGTAGAAGTGCTGCAAAACAATCAGTTGAATTAGCTAATATGTTAATTAACGAACTTAACAAGGATGGTTTAAAGTCACGAACAAAAAAAGATTATTATAGTCCAATTCACAATGGACCACATACCCCATACTAACAAAAATATTATTGCCTCCGTAGCTCAGTGGCCAGAGCACTCGCCTTGTAAGCGAGCGGTCGTCAGTTCGACTCTGACCGGGGGCTCTGAGACATATGTAATTCCGGTTCTTACCTGACACGACAGGTTTGTCCATATCTAGATTAGTCGTGATTTCTTAGATATGTTTCGGTGTTATGTCTCATTAGTAAAATATGTGTCATCACCGGAGGAGAGGGAGGACGCTCACACAAACCTCTGTTCTGTGAAGCGTAGTGAAACGGCTCGAGCGGAGTACCTACGGGGAGGACCAGCACCTTTGATGGGGGTGACACATTTTATCTGGGTGTAGCTCAGCACGGTCAGAGCGCTGCCTTTGGGAGGCAGAAGTCGTAGGTTCAAATCCTACCACCCAGACTTAGGCTTCGGTGGTGGAATAGGTATACACATCAGACTTAAAATCTGACGCCCGATAGGGCTTGCGAGTTCGAGTCTCGCTCGAAGCATAACAGGAGAAATTATGTGTAATTTATTTTTAGCATTTGCGGCTACAATGCATCTTACATTTGGTGAGGTGGATAAGTTAAATTATTATCACCCACACGTTAGTGCCGAATGTGAAATGTATGAATCAACAAATTGGATTGCTGGTGTTTACTACAACAGCGATTACAGAATTTCACCGTATGGTGGTGTGCAATACAAGATTACAGAAAACCAAAGACTTGAAGCAGGATTGGTTGGTAACTATGAAAGCAATCCTGTTCTACCTTGGGTCAGATATGTCAATCGTGTATTCTTTGTTGCACCTGCCGTTGTGTCTAAGACCACAGATTTTTATATAACACCCGACTTGTTGTATGAAAGCAAAACAGAATTCTTACCCTCAATAGTTATAGGTGTAGAAATTAGAAAAAATATATTCTAACCATGTTTATTAAACAAATTTCAAAAACTACAGCGGTGGATTTTATTCACAGTTATCATTATAGTAAAATTTTACCAAGATTGACCAAATATTATTTGGGATTCTTTGAAGAAGAAAGATTAGTTGGAGTTGTAACTCTTGGATGGGGAACGCAGCCAAAAGCTACTATTAAAAAGATATTCTATAAACATCCTGAAATTACAACAAAAGATTATTTTGAAATTGGTAAAATGTGTTTTTTGCCTGAAAAAAATGGAGATAATTTTGGTTCGTTAGCCATGAAAGAACTAATCTCTTGGTCAAAGAAAAATCTTCCGTCTGTGAAATTTATTTATACAATGGCAGATGGAATTATGGGTAAATGTGGGTACGTCTATCAAGCGTCAAACTTTATATACCTTGGTCATTTTAAGACCAATGTTTATATGGATAAACAAACTGGAGAGAAAATACATCCTAGAAGTTCAAAACAATTGTGTAAGGAGAACGCTATATTTTCTAATAAAGAAAAAATATTTTGGTTAGAACATGATTTCTGCGAACACAAAGGTATCAGTAGAATACGTGGGTTGATGTTTAGATATATTTACCCACTTGACAAAAAGTCAAGAAAAATCATATTTAAGTATGATGAATACAAGTCTAACCCATATCCAAAAGATAAAGACTTAGTATTTGAAGAACGAGTAGATAAAGGAAAATACAATTTTATTACACAACCACAATTTAATATGGATGTGTTTAATTACAATTATCAAAAACACGGAAATAACAAATTGGCGGAAAAGTTTTTTAGTTACAACTAGGCCCATATGGCGGAAATGGTAGACGCGTCAGACTTAGGATCTGGTTTCTTCGGAAGTGGGGGTTCGACTCCCTCTATGGGCATATGGAGAGTTGGCAGAACGGCTATTGCACTGGTCTTGAAAACCAGCGTCCATTGGACTTCTGGGTTCGAATCCCAGGCTCTCCGTAACGCACGGGTAGCCAAGTGGTAAGGCAAAGGACTGCAAATCCTTTATTCGTCGGTTCGAATCCGACCCTGTGCTCTAACAATTAACTGAGAATAACGATGACTTTATTTCTTTTTATAATGGTTATTGGTTTATTTGTCATTATTGTAATAGACAGAAAACAACGTAAAAAGGAACAAGAAAGAATACAAAGATTAGAAGAACAATTCTTAAAAAGATTACACCACAAACACAAACTTAAAAAACCCGGCGAAATAAACGAGTTATGAGATTCTTAACCAGAAAAATTGTAATGCCTGGCGACTTAAATGCCGCTAACACATTATTTGGTGGCACCGCTTTGTCTTGGGTTGACGAAGCTGCAGCAATGTATATAATGTCTGAAATTAAACATTATCGTTTGGTCACCAAGAAAATGTCAGAAGTAGATTTTATTGCACCGGCTCGTCAAGGAGATATGGTTGAGATTGGGGTACAACTAAAACAATTAGGAAAGACATCAGTGACCGTAGATGTTGAGGTCAGAAACGAAAGAACAAAACAAATCATAGCACACATTGATGAGATTGTTTTTGTATGTTTAGATGAAGAAGGAAAACCAACCAAACATGGTATGGTAAAATAATCCGCCTTAGCTCAGTTGGTAGAGCAGCTGACTGTTAATCAGCGGGTCGCAGGTTCGAGTCCTGCAGGCGGAGTTGGTCCCATAGTTTATCGGCTAGAACACGGCCCTGTCACGGCCGAGGGCGGGGTTCGATTCCCCGTGGGACCGTATGGTGATCGTAGCTCAGTTGGTAGAGCACCGGATTGTGGTTCCGGTTGTCGCGGGTTCGATCCCCGTCGTTCACCCTTTGGGTCCATTGTGTAATGGTAGCACGAATGCCTCCAAAGTATTGATACCGTCCCTTAGCTCAGATGGTGAGAGCGTTCGCCTGATAAGCGAGAGGTCCAAGGTTCAAATCCTTGAGGGACGATTAAACACGAAACGTTGATTTGATGTCAGATAACAGATAATGACGCGGGAGTCATGACTCGTATTCTGCAACTGACTAGAACAGAACAACAAAGTAGTGGGGGAAAGTAGTGGACTGCGGGTTTACGCAGATACCTGTTCCCTACATGGGAAGTTAGCTCAGTTGGTTAGAGCATCTGGTTTACATCCAGAGGGCCGGGGGTTCGAATCCCTCACTTCCCACTACTTATAGGTGTTACATTTAAGAGATTATATGTTATGCCTAGAAAAAAGAATGGTAACGGTAATGGTGAAACAAAAACACCTAGAAAACCGAAAGGACCAATAAAGTTTCAAATACAATTAAACGACGAACAGAAAGTAGCAAAACAAAAGATACTTGATAATGCTATCACTGTTCTTAACGGAAAAGCCGGGTCTGGTAAGACTTTGTTAGCGTGTCAAGTGGCTCTTGATATGTTGTTTAGAAAAGAAGTCAAGCAAATTATTATTACACGACCAACCGTATCAAAAGAAGAAATAGGATTTCTCCCCGGCGACTTACGAGAAAAGATGGAACCTTGGATGCAACCCATCTATTCTAATTTTTACCAACTATATAAAAAAGATAAGATTGACGATGTTTTGTCCAATGGGTATGTAGAAATCGTTCCTGTTGCATTTATGCGTGGTCGTACTTTCTTGGATAGTTTTATAATTGTTGACGAAGCACAAAACTGCACACACGAACAAACAGAAATGATTGTGTCCAGATTGGGTATTCGTAGTAAAATGGTTATATGTGGTGACAACCAGCAGGTTGACCTTAAACAAAAACAAGATTCTGGATTTAAATTTATCTTGTCGGTTTCTAAAAAGGTCAAAGATATGGATTCACATACTTTGCAAACAAATCATAGAAATTCAGTGGTTGACGCATTGTTAAACGAATACATGGAGTTATATAACAAAACACATTAACTGGAGCACGTTATGCGAAAGTTACTATTAGTAATAGGTGTTATGTTAATAGGTGGTTGTACACAATCTTTTGACTTCACAGGGGTGACAGAACTTGAAACCTTTGCGGACCAATTGGTTAACACCACACAGGTTGCAGATGTTGCTTGTACGGTAGCTACATTGTCTTTAGCAGAATTAACCACGGGACAATGCTTTGCGTTTAACGCAAATGGTACAATGTTAACATACCTAAGTAATCCACTTGTAGTTTGGAGTTCAACAAGCCCCAATACCGTTAAAATTACTTTAGACGGATTTATTAGTTCAAATGGGGTAGCAGGAACTTCGTACATAAAGGCTACAGGTACGTATAACACAGTGGATTCGGTTTTAGTAACTGTAGTACAGTAAAATGAAAAAGTTTTTTATAGCAGTATTATTTTCTACTGCTATACTTTCTAGTTGTCAGGCCATTACTGGTCCGATTTACACAGAAAGTATTGTGTGTGTCATAAGATTATTTACTACTGATAGCGTTCGTGACCCAAATAACCCCGGTCAATGGATTTATGGGGATACAATTTGGTTAGGAATTGCTGGATATAGTGATGACCCAAGATGTCCACACAATAATACTTGACAGACTGTACGAATAATGTTATCTTAATAAGTTACATGGGGCCTTAGCTCAGTTGGGAGAGCATCTGATTTGCATTCAGAAGGTCGTCGGTTCGATTCCGACAGGCTCCATAAATGCCTCCGTAGCTCAGTGGATAGAGCACCGGCCTTCTAAGCCGGGAGTCGTTGGTTCGAATCCAACCGGGGGTATAAGTTATATGGAGGAATAATGAATGGTATAAGAATTAACATGGAAGATTATCTTCACCAATACATTGGGATGTTACGATTTGGTTTTCCACTATCGTATTATAAAATTACAGAGGGCCCGAAATATTGGACTGTGAATAGAATGCATACTGATTCATCGCGATGTGAACCAGATGAATGGTTTCAACATTCTAAAGTATGTAAAAAAACTGGAAAGATAAAAAATATGGGATTAAACATTCAACATAAATTAAACAAGTGGGACCTTCGTGAAGCTGGTTTACTTTAATACCAATATGGTGTATTTTTAATGTCGTTACCAGAACCCATAGAAGACGGTAAGAGAGACAACAGTCTCTCATACGGTAGAACCCCTAATAGTCCCGCTAGCATTACGCCTGAGGACATTAAGGGGTGGATAAAGACCGTTGAACCAACTTTTGGTCATTACTTCAAAGAAAAGTATGACCGACTCAAAGACGATTGGGAAGCATTGGTCAAAGAGTATTACTGGAATAAAGCAGTATACGAAGCCGAAATCAATTTTAAACCCAAGATTGGTCAAACTTATTATTTATACGAACGAAAAAATGGAACCTATTTTCTTTCATTACTTTCCTACGAAAATACAGGATGGAAAGGATATATGGGTTCGTTTAAATTAACACCAGAACATTCGTGGTTAAAGAAATAGGGAAAGGTAAGGTACATGATACTTATATATAGTACTCTTATGAGGATTTATATATGAGAAAAGCAAATACTAAATGTGATTGGTGTAACACGCCGTTCTACAAAAGACCCAAACAATTACAAGAAACTAAAAATAATTTTTGTAATAAAGATTGTTTTTCATCATGGAAATTAAACAAATCTAAAAAGACTTGTCCAACTTGTAAAACATCATTTAACGGAATAAAGTCCACTCAAGTTTACTGTTCACAAAATTGCTTCAAACGCAGAGTCAGAGATACTACACAAAGAAAAACTCACCGTAATAAAAGCGCCGGAATTTTACAAGAATTTAAAGAACTTGGTTGGGATGGAAAATGTATGGTAACTTCTTGTAACTATGAAAAAACTCACGATGTTCATAGATTTATTGAAGGTAAAAATGGTGGAAAATATTCTACAGAAAATACTTTTGCGTTATGTCCAAACCATCATGCAGAATATCATAGAGGATTGGTAAAGTTTGAAATAGTAGATAATTTATCAATTAAAGAAATAGGGAAAGGTGCCTGAGCTGGCCTAAAGGAGCAGACTGCTAATCTGTCGCACGTAAGTGCTCGTGGGTTCGAATCCCACCCTTTCCGTTTTAACAAGGAGAAAAAATGACAAAAGATATTAGAGAATTCTTAGACAAAGAAACAATAATTACTCTCAGTGGAATACTATTCGTATTGCTTTTCTTGGTGTGGTATATCCTAAGCCGTCCATCCATTGATTATGTTCAACTAACCCAAGATACAATTGATGACTCCACACAAATGGCAGTTATTGAACAAGTAAGACGAGATGCGTTTGAATATGCAAAAACTTGTTCGGGTATCAATACTGGTGTAGATTACGAAGATATCAAATGGTTTATTTATGCTGACCGTGAGATACGTTTTTCAGAAGGTAGAAACTACTTAGATTTGGCTGGTTGGTATGATAGAGGAAATAAAGCTATCTGGATTGCCTATCCATACCGAAGGGTCCATTGGGTGAACGCTCACGAAAGTCTCCATGCACTAGGAGTTGTCGGTCACGGAGCAGAATTTGCAAATTGTAACCTTTTACTTGACCAACAGGATTAACTGTGAAAAAGATTTTACTATTATTAGCACTACTTCCACTCCAACTTTCAGCACAAGAAGAATGGTCATTTGCAGAAACTAATTACGAGGTTTCTGCTGACCAATTTTATCTATCTCTTAGACAAAGAGATTTAGATAGTAACATTCGTGATTATATTCACGCTGAGTTGGGTTATAAGTTTAGTAATCTAGAAGTAGGGTATCGTTACTCAGTTGACGACAACGGATTGGATGAAGATATCGTTGAAAAACGTTGGAAGTTTACATTACCCCTTTGGGAATCTGGACCATTTGGTCTTAACACCAGAATGGAACATAGAAACTTCAATATTGAAGATGACTACTGGCGTTTCCGTTGGATGTTAGAATACGACCAACGTGTCACCGATGAACTTGCATTGTGGGGAATCATTCAACCACGTTGGGAAGTTCAGGATGATTTAACTATTGACGATTGGAGAAATCAATTCGGCATTAGTATTGGTGATGGTCCAATGAAGTTTGGTCCGTTTCTTGAACGATATTCCAAGGGTGACAACCAAGGATTGTCAGACTCCCTATGGTTTTTCGGAGTAAATGTGGGTATTAAACTTATGTGATATTTATATAATGTAACTTGTATAGGAGAATAATTATGAAAAAGATGTTCTTAGTATTAGTAGGATTAAGTATTGTATTCTTACAAGCGTGTACTTTTCACCTATACGAGATGGAGGATTCACGCCCTCAGTTGCGTAATACATACAAAACGTATTACACACCACGATACACACCAAGACCAACGTATCGTTACCTAGACTTCTATGACAGATACGATACCCGTATCATCTACAGCTATCCAAGGTACCTTGGACCCGTGGTCGTTCCAAATCGTAGACAACGTATGGAACCAAAGGAAAACCCCAGACCACCACGTAGAGCGGTGCCTAGACCACCAGTGAACAGAGATAGACTAAGACCCGAAACACAACGTGAACAGAGGAGAGTAAGACCGCCGGCGCGTGATACTATTCGTTAATGTCTGTTGTTCTTTCCCTCGTTTTTTTATTTTTATTATTAATGTTACTTTTTGTATTATTTCTTAGCGAGGCATTCTAATGGACGGATTTGTTTACAAAACTTTAGTTAAAATGGTTTTTATTTTATTATTAGTTATTGTAAGTTGTAACACCGAAACCGTCGTAGAACCATTACCTACGTGTACTCAAATTGACACCACATTTGTAAACGACAGTATAATTTCTATAGACACAACAACAGTGAGTTTCTATCAATGCCTATAAGTACAGTTGGTGCTTTAGTGTTAACGACTTTAGTGTATATTTTTTATTTAATGTGGGACGATTTACAAGATTAGAATTCATTAAAGTGTTACAATTGTTGTTACAATTGAAGTATTGATTTTTGGGCTAAAATACATTATATTATTAATATATAAAATTTAAACTATAAACCGTAAGGAAAAAAACTATGGGACCACAATTTGAACTGTCCAATCGTCCAGAGATCTATCAACAATATCATGATGTGATTAAGAATCACCCAAAAGCGCGTATTATGCCATACGATTGGGAGGAACTTTCTAACCCAATATATTGGAGATCTTACGACAACATGATTCAATGGCTTGAACGCCGTAATATTATCCCCAAAGGGTGTGTGGTTACTAAGGGGTTTATATGGACTCCTGCCGACGAAATTGAAATGAATCCAGACGACAACCCTACCCGTGTAGGTGGAATCAAAGATAAGGTAAAGAAAGAGTTTCAAGCTATGTACCAAAACGGCGATTACGAACCCCGTCGTCATTGGATGCCTGGCGTGGAGTGGGTAGCCGAAAAGTCTAGATATAAGTTGATCTATGGACACCACCGTTCCTTTGCCGCTCGTGCTACGAATTATCCGGCCATCCTTGTTCAAGTTATTGAAATTAATGAAATGACGGATTCGGATGGTCGTTATTGGGATAGAGAAGCGATTATTGAAAAGCTTCAAACAGAAGAAAATCATCGTGTTCGTCCCGAACCGCGTGCCATGATTGATGATGAAAGTCTTACAGTTGTCATGGAACGCGAGGTTCAACGTGAAGTTGAACACATGACTAAGACAAACACTGTTGATGTGGACAGTACAGTAGAAGAGATTATTGAAAAGGCCACGGAAAAGACAGTTGATAATCTTGGACTAACCGATAATGACAGAACAGAAGAAATTAAGAAAACAGTTACTAACAATGTTAAGAGTCGTAAGGGAATTCGTATCGTTAAAACAGGTCTTAAGTCTATTGATTCAACTGTATACAGAAAATACGGACCCACACGTTCCGAACAAGAACTTGAAGAATATGTAGTTCGGATTCAACCGTTTGCTGATGCTTCCGCAGATAATTTTGGTCGAGACATGAGCGACGCGGCAGAACGCTACTATGAGACAAATAAAACATTTGTTAACCTTGTTGTTGGGATTTATGGTGGTACAGGTTATAAGACCGAAAATTATCTTGACATGAACCGTATTAGGATTCCCAGAATGTTCAGGAAGTGGATTGATTGGATACTTGTACAAGCCAATTGGTTGGTAGATATTGGACTTGTTAACATTGATGATAACAATCTAACTCGTAACGATTCTAATATTACCGATTTTATTGATAATAACATTTTTTATCTTGCTCAAAAGATTTCCTGTGAAGATGTCAATAATCCCGAAGAATGTATGGATAAAGTAGATGTCAACGGCACCCCTGTCGCACTTCTAACTAAAAAGGCTCTGAATGCGTCTTTTATCAATGGAAAGAAAGAACTAACGACTAGGGGCCTCAGCTGGTGACTAACGGTTAGGGCTGCGTCTAGAAAAAAGAAAGGTACCAATGTCTAATACAATGTGGAACTATTACACGAATCATAAAGCGACTGAAATTGCGTTTAATCTCCTCAAGAATGAACAGAATAACTGGAAACACGCGAGTCCGCAGGCTAAATCTGTTATTCTAAATAGCGTTTATCAAGCAATTCGTCGTATAACAAGACAACAATCAACACATTTTATTTCAGTAGATGCTGAACGTAATCGTGTGGAATTTGGTAAGAAGCCGACAGCGGACCATTATATCAATCCCCGTGTCATGGCTCACGCTATTGTGGAACTACAACCTGAAATTCTAAAGAGTTTTGATAATTTTGTTGAAGAGTTTATTAGTAAAGTTTGTAATACCGTGGATATTACAAGCGAACAGAACAATTCTATTAAGTATACAACTAAAAATGGCCGACCTAAATTTGTTCAATTGACTTTAAATCGTTATGATTCATTTGGTTGGAGTCACCGATCTGGTAGATATGATCCTATTTGGAAAGATGAGTTTCCTCTGAAACATACCATTCCTTCTCTACTAACAGAATTTGAAATGGACCATCTTATAGAGGAATAAAATTGCCCGGGCAATTTACTAAAGTAACTTTTCTATAGGTAAAAATTGCGTCCCCGAAATGTGCGTCAACGAGGCCCGACCCAAACGGACCCACCCCCTCGACCATTTACAAATAAGTCTGCCGAACTGACCGATTTTCGACCCTCTCGTTCCAACAAATTGCTAAGTCGTTGGGGGACAAGGGGATAAATTTCACCCAGCCCCTTGACCTTGGGGTTGGTCCATTGTATGATCCATCATGAAGAATGAAACACACCTCAACACGGAAACAGAGATGATGAACCTCTACACCTCCAACGATGTGCTCCAAGACTACTCCTACGGGATGATGGTCGTCGTCGCTCCTGACGTTGACTCCATCCGTGACGTTATCCTCGCTCACACCAAGCAGAACGCTCAGGGTGGAACCTACCATGTGTTCGATGAGGACGACGACATCGACGGAACGTGGACCCTACAGGGTCAGGTTTCAGGAGATGCTCGGGTCATCGCTTACCAGTTCGGTGGAGGTTGAACCATGACCAAGGTTCTGATTCTCGTCGGATTCATTCTCCTGAACTACGGACTCATCATCGCCTTCGCGAACGGAACGAACGGAAGCCTAGGCATCGGGAAGGGGAAGTAACCATGACCTACTCTCTCCCCAGAATCTCCTACCGACCTTCGTCTGACCGTCGCTTTGAAAAGGTGATGACCATGCTCCGCTTCGGGTTGGGTCGTGGGTTCACCTTTGGACTCGTCTACCCCGTGGTCCTTCAGGCGTTGACCGACCGACCAGAGGGAACCCCTCAAGAAATCTGTGAGGATGTTACAATCCTGTTACAGAAACGGTCTTGATTTCTGACCTCGAACTCTGTATATTACTCGTATGAAAAATGACCTCCTCACCAACGAGACAGAAATGAACGAGATTGACCACGACCTCGAACGGTTCCACACACTCCGCCGCAGGTATGACCCCTTCTGGAAGATGTCCGACGATTCCCGTGAGTACCTTCGCTACTTCTCGACATATCGTGAGTTGACCTACCTCAAGAACGACCTTGGACTGTGGGGTCAGGACCTCGACATTCCTGTCTACAATCCAAAAACCTACACGTTGGAGTACGCATAATGCAATACCTTGGTGATGTGGACCAGACCCTCTCGCGAGTCGCGGACAAGTGGGAGCGGATGTCGGAAATCATGGGTGACCAGACTGACCTCTCTCGCAAGCTGAAGTCCGAGCTAATTTCCAACATCCTAGAAACGACCTTCTGCGAGGAGCTGGGTGTTCGGTGTCGTCGTGGGAACGGTGACCATGAAGCGGACATCTACGTGGACGACAACCCCGTAGAAATCAAGACCAGCTACCACTCTCGTTCATGGAGGGGTGGAGCGTTCTCGAAACGTGATGGAGATTACCTCATGGTCACATGGACGGAGAACGTGGTCACGAAACGGCTGGAATTCTTCGCGATTCAGGTTCCCCTCCTTGAAAGTGATTGGAAGGCTGGGAACGTGGGGAACTACTACGCTACGAACATCGACCTCGACACCCTACTCAACAAGGACCATGTGATTCATGTGGGGATGGTTGAGAAGAAAATCAAAAACCACCATCCTGTGTTTCTCTAACTTCAACGGGTTCAATGGGTTACACCAGAACCCCCCGGTCCCGACCTTGTAAATGGTTACCACTCAACGACTTACACTCCGTTACATTCCTGTTACATTTAGCCCCTTGAGGATGGGGTAGAATTTTTATATGATCCATCATGAAAAATGACCAACCCAACAAGGACAACACCATGACCATGTTCGTCGTTCAGTACCACGAAGCCTACGTTGGATTCCACATCGACGAAGATTCCCGTGTCTTCTCGACCCGTGAACTGGCTGAGGCTTACATCGCAATGCTCGATGACGCCGACGGGTACGATGAGTACGTAATCACCGAAGTCCAGTTTGGAGGTTGAACCATGACCAAGGAAAGACTGAACGCACTCCATGAGATGAGAAACATGGCCAACGACCTTTGGACTCATCTCCTCACCGCTTCCGATGAGGACTCCGACCACTCGTTGAACTTCATTGATTGGTGTGACCGTCGTGACTACCGTTCCACGATGAGACAACTCGCGGACGACATCACCAACCTCATCCACGACGAGCTGGGGGTGAACCGATGAGACATGAGTCTTGGAGGTTTGAGGTCGAGCAACCACCTTCGGAGAATGTATCCTCATACTGTCGGTCCTGTAACACCTTCACCTACTGGAAGGTTTGGAATCGGTGGCCTGACCGTACTCTCAAGTGCACCTCATGTGACCGAAAGGTTACAGTTTAGTTACACTTGACCCCTTGAATTTCTCTCTTGTCCTTTGTATCTTATAGGACATTCAAAAACGACCAACACAAGGAAAGAAAATGGTCACCATTCGTAAGACATCAGTATCCGACATCATCCCTGTCTGGACCCAGAAAAGGGAAGACAAGGCAATCCGTCGCCGTGAGTTTCTTGCTCGGACTGAGGGTAAGGTCTGGGACGAGGAGACTCAGCAGTTTGTCGAGAACGATTCCTACAACGAGGAGGAGGAGTAAGTGGACAACGTGACACGACACTCCCTTCACCTCATCCGTAAACAGCTGGAAGAACTGGATGACTTCGTCCTCAATCTCCGCGATGGGTGGGGTGAACCCATCATCCCATTGTCCGACGACCGTCTCTATGTAGAGGTCACAATGGGAGATGTCTTGGAACAGCTGGATAGTCTCATTGACCATTCACCGCGGTATACCCCTCGACCTGTAAAGGAATCCGATTATGTCTGCTGCTCATAAAGAGTGCTCAGGGTGTGGTCTTCCCCTCAATCAACATGAAGTTTGGATGGATACCACGGGCTCCCTCTACGTAGAGGGTGAGGTCATTACCACGGGTCAAATCCTCTGCGAGTATTGTTTCGACAACGCCTACCCAATCGGTAGCACAGCATTCGATGATACGGATGACCACGACATCATGGAAACCTACGAGGGGGTATGGGGATGAACTACACCAAGCAATACCTCGACGGATACCTGTCGGATGAACCCCTGTCTCGCTACGAGAAGCTGAAGAGCACCAGACACAAGACCACCAACGACAAGGAGCGAACCATCGTGCGGAACAGGGCACGGTTGGAACGTCTGAAGGTGGTGGGTGGTCTAGAGTATCGCGAAGAATCTTCATAAATCTATGGGGGTCACTCACTTACAAGGTGGGTACCGGGACGCTGCTCGCTAAGCTGTTGTCTCCCAACGACTTACACGTTGTTACATTTTCTTCGGGTGCTTTCGGGTGCTGACCCCTTGACTTTTCACCCTTGTGGATGTATCTTACAGGGTAATCAGAAATGACCACCCAAGGAAACAAGATGACCGACCAGACCGAAACCAAGACCTGCCACTGCCGTCGGTGCCGGGGTTCACGATGACCGGCGGTGCCCTCAACGTGGACTTCGCTATCTGGGGTGTCACGTTCCTCGTCTCGTTCTCTGTTGTTCTTCTCATCCTTGAACACATCTACGAAGGAAAGTAAAATGAAAGTATGGACCACTGCTCCCAAAGCATACGACTACGGCTACACCGTGGACACCAATGTCCGTCATGGTCTGAAGTATGGACACATTTACCGTCTCGTTGAAATCACCGACTCCAATCGTGTCGAGAACCAACGTGAACGGTATCGGTCGGGCCTCTACCCTGCCATTCCTTTCAAGTCCATGACGCAGGTGCTTCCGTGATTGTTACAATTGACCTCTTGACTTTTGACCTTCACGCTGTTAGATTACTTGTGTGATTGAGAGATTGACGAGTAACCGATTGGTGAGTTCTCCAGATGGTGAAAGTCCTCTCAATCACAAGAGGGAACCTTGGACCTCTCAAATCATACACGAGGCGACCGACCTTCAGCAGTCAACTTACTAACTCCAAAAAAGGAAAACAAAAATGCTGAACTTTGTTGCTCTCATCGAAACCTCCATCGGATTCCGACTCGAAACCATTACTCGCCCGGACTACGATTCCGCTGTAGACCTTGCCTATCGGCTGGGGGAGCGGTTTGGTGATGTTCAGAACGTGGTGGTATCCACTCTTGAGGACTTCCACGCCGAGCTGGGATTGGTCTACGACGACCTCCCCGATCTTCCCGCGTAAGTGGGAAGGGTCTTGCACGCTGACCTTAAATGCGTTATTCGGTCCATGACGGACCCAGTTAAACGTCAGAAAACAGGCGTAACGGGACTGCCTGCCGTAAGAGTCGGCTGCTGCCTCATGTGCCCGCAATGCCAGCCGTGAGGATGGCCCTTTGTAGAAATCCCGAAAAGGAGAAAAACGGGACTATCCGTTCCCCCTTCGGTGACTATGCCGGAGGGGGTTTCTTTTTGGTATGGGGGTCCCGGACGCTGCTTGCTAAGCCACTGTGGCCCAATAGCTTAGCAGGTGTTACATTCCTGTTACATTTAGCCCC